TTTTTCATGCAATTCTTCCAATCTCGGCCCCCATGACAGCCAATGTTCTTCAGTTTCTTGGATAATGTCGTGAAACAGTACGTGTAATGTCTCACTATTCAATCCGCCGAAATTCATTTCAGAGGGCACAATTTGAGGTAACGAGGTTATTTCATGCAATGCACCTTTCACCCTCGCGTATTGGTCTTTGAAGGCGTCTTTCCATCGGAAACCACCTTCAACCTTTTTGATATCTGGATTCTTTCCATCCATGCCGCCTTTCGCCTCAAGTACAGCACCTGGAGCTATCCGCATTTTATTCGCGGTCCCATCAGGTACGTTAAATAAGGCTGTCATAGAGAACATTTCGAACTTGAGTGAATCCAAAGCATCTTCATTCATGCTGTTTAATATGTCAGTTTGTTCTTTCATATCATCAACTTCTGTATTATCGGCGGCCGAGGCACTCAAATCATTCACTGGGAACAACACAACCGGGATGAAATCTATCCCCATTGCTGTTTTAGGCATAATTTGTTTGATAACATTTAGCGCTTTATCATAAATAGCCTCTTCAATGAAGCACTTACCATTTTCTAAAACAAACGTTTGTTTAGATATAACTTCTTCATTATCAAGACGCCTGAAATTAACAAAATGAACAGCTTCTAATTCGTCATAATCATCATCTGAATAAATCGGAATTACTTCTATATCAGGACGGAAAACCCATTTGATTTTACCGTTTTTCGGATTAAAGACGATTTTACAAGCAACCCTACCAACAATCAGGCGATCTCTTGCCGCTTGTATAAGCTTTTCTCGCATTTTGTTGTCTTTCCAAAGTTTATATAACAATTTTTCATAGTTGTCTGCGCGTTGATTCTCAATCATTTGCTCTTTAGATGGCTCATACTCCATTTGTAGCATCTCTTCAATCGAATCAATTTGCTTTGGAGAAACGGAAATACCATGTTTACCAGCCATTTGCCAACGTGCTTTCTCATTAATCATGACTTTGAAATAGTTCGTAGCATAACGAGTAGGATCGTAATCCAATCCATCCGGTCGAGGTAAATCTCTAGCTTTAACAAGTTGTCCTGTATTTGGATCTACGTGTTGTTTTCCATCGTAGTACTCGTAATATCGAATTTGCCTATTAATACGATTCCAAGTTTCTTTCCCAATAGCTTGCTGCCACGGTGAAAATAGAAGATCATCCATATCTTGAGGATTTAATATATTGTAGTCTGCAATCGGTTGATTCATTGTTCACCTCCTTTCTATCGCATTCTTTTAGCGATAGTTCTTACTATTGTTGAACTATTTCCTGCTGCCGAAACAGCCATTTCTAAACTATCCGGTAAATCATCGTGCATATTCGTACCGTAGTACTGAAATTGCTCTAATAATAGAGAATGTCTTTTATCAAACTGAATTTCTCCATTTTCAATACGAGGTATTAGCGCTTCTATACGTAATTCCTTATTAAATCGTTGCTTCACTTTGTGTAAACGCGTATCTGCCGGATATCCAACTGATACGAGCTTCTTTTGCAACATATCAGCAAAGAATTCTTGAGCCGCTTGTGCTTCAACAGCAATGACATCTGGTCTGAAATGCAACACATCTTTAGTTATTACCTTCATAAACGCATCTGGTTTCACTTTTTCACCATAAGATCCAATAACAAAAATCGTATCGTTCTCTTTATGCTTTGCCACAACAGAAATGGCAGAATAATCACCACGTTGTTTTCCCATAGCTAAGTCAACGCCCATTGAAATGAAGTATTCTCCATTCAGGAAGTTGCGATTTAACTCTCTATCGCTCCAATAATTGAAGTTGTCAGGATTAAATATCATAACTTCTTCATCAATAGGGTTATTTTGAAGCTCTGTATTAAAAGCTTTGCTACCGTTATCCCATTTAAATTTCATGAGTTTAAACACCGGCTGCACTTCTTCCCATAGAACTTCAGCGCCATCAACCATTTCATCATGGTGAGCTGTAAAGAATAATTCAGCATCTCTTGCTCTTGTTTTATTCTCTCGATCTTTATAAATCGACTCACATTCAGCCCACAAATCTTGCCTTGTAGGTGGTGTAATTAACGCTTGGTACTTACGGGATTCAAAGTCAGAACGGCGCTCCATAATATCGATTAAAAGCGACTGAGGATGCACTGTTGTACCCATAAATACAATAGCTGTACGCTTTCCTTCTGGATCACCAAGAGGAATGACTACTTGAGCAAACCAATCCTTCAATTCTTGCCGTAATTGCGCTGTATTTGTGTTCCGTTTATCTTCCAAGTCATCACAAACGATTAAATCTGGACGTTTACCGTTCCAGTTTCGACCACGTAGAGCCTGTCCAGTAGAAGCTGCTTGAACCAAAGTGAGTAATTTCTTATCATCTTTTCCTTTTGGCTCCCACGCAATGAATTCGGAAGTATTATCCCTTGGGTTCATTTGCTGTTTTGTATGCAATAATGGGCCGAAATCACGTCTTAATTTCTCATTACTTTGTAATTGGAGTTTAATCCACTCTAAATTGGCACTAGATACAGTAGGAGTTTCCGAAATTAAGATGATATAGAACCTTTTACGGTAGCAAATCTCATGAATCGGAAAAGCCTTCGATAAATATGAAGATTTCGCATGAGAACGAGGTGCTGCAACTGCCACACGCTTATTAATCTCTTCATTAGATACAACATTCATGATGTCGCATATATCTTCATGGAAATGTGGTGCATATTCTGTAATGCCGTCCAAATTAAAGTCGTCAGGGACCTTAAATTCAGGAATCCAGTTACCTGTATTGTCCTTATTTCGATTTTCACCAAAGTAGTTATAAGCGTAGAACAACAAATCAGTCTCGCCACGGTTAATATCCTGGAGGCGGTTATATTCATCGATATATGATTTTAGTTCTAGTTTTTCATCATCAGTTAATTTGTTTCTATTACGAACTCTCGGAACGATGTATCTTTTCAACTGAGTTATTTTCTCCATGCGCTCTTTTCTACCAAACCATTCTTCATTTATCCAAGCGATATAGACCGCCTCCTTCCATAATTTGTTTGACTACGTGTAAAGTAACAGATATAATGAATGTAACAGAACGATAGTGAATTACATTTAAAATTAAGGAGTGATACATATGGCTGGGGGTGTCCAACCACTTCGCACCAAACGTGATATCGATAAAATGAAAAAAGCGTTAGCCGGGAAGCCACGCGATCTATTGTTGTTTATTATCGGTATCAATTCAGCATTACGTATTTCGGATATCCTTAGATTAAAGGTAAAAGATATTCGTAACAGTGAGTTCGTTACTATGCACGAGAGTAAAACGAGTAAGGCGAAAAGATTCCGTTTAAATGAATCTATTAAAAAAGCCGCTCAGGATCTGATTCCTGAAACAGCTAAGGATAGTGATTGGCTATTTCCTTCTCGAAAAGGAGATAAAGCAATTTCTCGTGTTCAAGCTTATCGCATTTTAAACAACGCTGCTGAAAGAGCTGGAATTAAAGTAGAAATGGGTACACATACTCTTCGTAAAACATTTGCTTATCACGCTTATAAAAAAGGTGTTGATTTAACATTGTTGCAATCCATATTAAATCATTCTAGCCAACGAGAGACATTACGCTACATTGGTATCGTGCAAGAGAATATTGACGATGTATATGTTGAAGTGAATCTGTAAGACTGCATCTTGACGATGTGGTCTTTTTTGTTTTACACTTGCGTAAAGTCAAAAGTTAATTTTGATACGCGGATTTTTAGTGTGCCTGGCGAGCGCCTTTCAATTTATAAGGCCCCGGGGGTTTTATCACTTTGCATATTTAATACGTATTTTCGTATATATAATGTAACAGAAGGATATTCTGTTACATTCAATTACACTCACAAACCTTATTAAACCAACGTTTATGAGGTTTATTTTATTTATTTTTCATTTACTACTTTTATGCATGCGTTATATCAACGTTTGTAGCCTGCGTTATGAGTACAATTACTGTATAGAATCATGCATAAACTACTGAAAAATTATGAGGGTGTGTCTGTCTTGAGTGAGCGACTGACCAACAGTAAAGTTTTGTACACTCCCTAACCTAACCCTTCACCGAGTTTCTTCTATTATATAGCCGTCAAACAACCTGTCACTTTACATCCTCTTCTTCTTCAATCCGTTCTTCAAACGATGCAATGTCTTTATCTATTCCTTCATAGTCAATCTTATTAGTAGCATCCTTTGTTTCTACCTCTACCTTATCAACTAACATCCCATTGATCTGTAGTGCTAACTTAGCCATTGCAGCATTACCATCACGTATAGCAATCTCTGATAATGATTCGATTAACTCTGGTAATCTATCCTGACTATTACGTACCATCTGTTTCTTTAGCTCTCGTTCAAATAGTGGGTCATTACGCCAGTTCTGTATGGATTGTCTAGATACTCCACATATCTTAGCAATCTCATCATTTGTTTTACCGCCCTTATTAGGAAGTGCAAAATAATTAATTGCAGTTAGGTGTTCTGTATTTAATCGTTTAAGCGCCATAATAAAGTGCCTCCTCTATCAAGATTAAGATATAATTTCATGGGTAAAATGGCTGTATCCCTTGTGGTTCTAAGTGTGAACCCTGTTTTTAGTTGTCCGAATAAAGTCGTCTTTTTAGCTGATTTGTCCGAATAAAGTCGTGTTCATTATCAGTACGTTATCAATTAGAGTCTTTTTCTATATCCGTAAGCCTAATAATAAAGCTGTAATCAGGTCCATACTCATCATTACCATGATTAATAACTGTGGTCCTTGTAATTACTCTTCCGTTATCTAAGTAGACATTAAGCTTCTTAATTACCGAATCCTTATCAATAGGCTGACGAATATGTTCGTTAAGTTCATCTAAGCGATTATCAACTTCATAAGATTTCGTTAAAGCTTCTGTTACCCATTCTGATAGTATCTTTCTCTCACTAACGAGTTTCCTTAACATTTCATAATCCATTAATGACTACCTCTCCGTTCGTTTGTTTCGCGAAGTTCAACAGCTTTTTGATCTAATTCTTTTATGAATTCTTCAAAGTTTTCTAATTCCTCGTCACTAAGAATTTCTAACACTTCTTCAAATTCTTTTAAACTTAAATAAGGAATCATTTTGGCAGACACTTTCACTAACATACTTACAAATGCTGAAATGTCAGCCTCTTCCCCATCTTTCTTAATATAAAATCCGTTCATTCTCTCACCCCTTATAATTCGCTTGTTTAAATCCAGTAGCAAAACCATCTACAAGTGCTTGCCCTAATTCTCTGCCTTCTCTCGCGGTCATTGGATAAATCGGTGTCCCATCATCAAGAAACATGATTGGCTTTCTATTTTTGCTATATTTACGTTCTTTATTATTCCTCCCAATTGTAAGACGAAATATATCTTTAATCCTTGGCATTCTACCTTCACCCCTTACTTCTTCACATTAAACATAGCCTGTAACGTCTTATCCGGTTCACAACCCTTTCGATAAAACACGTTAGGATTAAATGTATATCTCTCTGGTTCATTACCAACCTTTATTCTCGCCACTACATAACTTCCATCTATCGTCATTTTAGGCAACCTTCGCCCTAACGTATCTGAGTTAATACCAATCGCTTCTGATAATCCCTTACGATTAAACCACCGTATTTTCTTCGGATCTACCTCAGATGGATTCTCACATAATGCATTCGTATCATAGTGAATAAATGGCAGCATACGATAAATCAGTCCAATATCCGTCGCTTTCACTTCACGATACACTCGTCTAATCTTTGCTGTATAAGACTTCACCACATATCGATTGCTAAATACACCACGAAAATGATAGCGAGGATTTACCGCATATACTCCATCTTCTTCAGTGATAATCCTGTATTTCATGCATGCCTTAATAAAATCATAAAAGGAACTTCTCTTATGCTTTAATTGCAATACATTCATCATGTCGGTAGTGGTCATTGCTGTTTTATTCGCATTTACCAACGTGCCACCATCATAACTAACATAGCATTGTAGCAACATTAAATAACCGCATTGTGCAGTAGTTAATACGCTGTACACTTCATGGAGCGTATCCATATTAGAAGCTGTGAAGTCTGCTTGCCTACCTATACGGAAGTTTTCTAACTCCATCTTCTCTTTATAAGCATCAGATTGCGTAATACTTATCACTTTATGAGATGAACTTGGTGCTGAAATACGCTTTTCTCCAGATTCATCTACATAAGAAAAAACACTGCCAAAATAGCGGTGTTCATTAGTCATTACCTAGCACTCTACTTTCCTTCTTAATTCTTCACGAATACGTTCATATTCAGATTGTTTCTTCTGTAGCTTCATATCTAGTACTTCAGCTTCCTCTTTAGTCTTACATAATCGGAACTTTCCATATATCTCTGTTATTTCACCTTGTAACTGGTACATTTTCCTATTCGAGTAATAACTCACATACTCTGTTTTGCAACCTGGACAGATGAAATAGTGCTTATCTATTCGATTAGGTAAACGCATCTTATGGAAACGAACAGTGAATACATGATCACACTTTTCACATTGAGCTTTAAATTGTTTCGTCATTTCATCGGCGCACCACCTTATGGTAATTCCTATATAAAATTTATTAACTATCTCTATTTTCGTTCGTTGTGTTCGTTTGTTTTGTTAATTCTCTTCGAAAACAACTGAGACAACATATTTTGCATTTAACATCGCCATAATGTTTCCTTCATCATCTTTAATATCTAAGATGATATCTGTTGTAAACAATTTATTGCCGTGTTTTTCATACAAAGCTAATAAAGATGGTCCATTCATAATAAGAACATCTCCATTAACTGTTTTAATAATAGCTTGCATCCCTCTCACCCCTAACAAGTAGTCCTAGCTCTAATAAGCATCGGCTTACGATTCAATACCTGCGATTTCATTTCTTTATATTTAAAGATAAGTTTATATGTGAGTTTAAAGCACTCTTCGTATTTAGGGTTATATTCTATATACATTGGCATTTCTTCATATAAGTTTACCGGTTCATTTGTTTGGTAATCTTCAATAAACCAACACGAAGCTAATATGTGCCCACAAATAACGATAATACCAATAATCATCCCCTCACCCCTTATCTTTCCTTAACAACAAACAACTCACTAGCTTCTTCTTCTGTTAAAACACCCTTATCCACTAGAACGTCTAAAAGATTAGAAAATACTTTCGCGAAACTAGGGAGTGGATTATTTTCTGCTTTTTCCTTCCCACTCTTCATTTTCTCATCTCCTCCTTAACAACAAACAAGACGCCACCAAGATCACGGTAGCGCCTACGATAATTGCTATTGGTTTAATTAAAATTTATTTTCTCTGACTCTATCTGAATTTCGTACACACTCTGCAAGTTTTTTCCCATCTAATAATGTAGTAATTTCTATTGGAGCAGCATCTTCTTGATTACCACTTAACAATGAGCCTACATTAGCGATTGCATCTCCTAATTCTTCAAATGCTTTTGTACAACCTTCTGCAGCTTTCTTTAATCGTTCAAGTTTTACTTCCGCTTCATCAGTTTCAACATTAACTTCAATATCTAATTTATTTCCAGGACTCTTCACTTCTTCCATATGTCATCCTCCTATTCAACTTCACGTTTAATGTGTAATTTCTATATAACAAAGAAAAAAGCACCCGTTATGGATGCTTGAATTGTTGAGATATTATATAATAAAGATACGCAATATCTCAGACCACTTTGAGTCAGCGTTAATAAACGCATTTTTTTGAAATTAGGCTATAGATTACTATACGCCATGAGCCATTTTCTTTATAAGGTGGCTCTTTTTAATTAATAAAAAAGAACCCTTAATTGGCCGGTAGGGTTCTTTTTTGACAATATGGGTTTTAAAAAATTCAAGTTATTTATATGACAAGGAAATTAATACGGTAGTAATTCATACGGACCGTAAATTTGTTCTTCAACAATAATTTCCAATATATCTTCTTTGTTAATAGCTTCACCACGTATGAAGACAAAATTACGATTACGTAAATCATCTACAACACTGTTCTTTTCTTCTTCTGAAAGCGAACGATAAAGTTTATCAGAACTTTTGTTTTTCCTAATGATTGTAACATCTGATACGACAACGTCTTCTTTAATCTCTGGAATAGTTGTTCTCTTATTATCTATTCCTCTAAAAAGAGAACTTATATACCTTTCCTCTTTCGCGAGATTTCTTAAAACTTCATCCGATTCAATTGTTAGAGACTTTTTTTCTTGATAAAGTTCATCCAGTCCTGTGTACTTCTGGAAATCATTTTTATCTTCTTCTCTTAATGCTTTTGAACCATCCTCGATAATTCCAATCTTTAAATCAATTAGTTCTAAACTACCTATCACATTTTTTCGTTCTTCCCTAATTTCTTCTAGTCTTACTTGGATTTGTTCTCTCCAATTTAAAAGTTCTTTACTAATATTCATTTTGACAACCTCCCCAGATTATCTCCCAATAGTTTTATACAGGCAGGTGGTTGGGATACCACTTTTCGGGAGCTACCCTAGCCTATATATTAATTATACCATAAAATCCATCTAAGAAACCTTGTTTTATAACCCTTAGTCATTTAATTACTAAGGTGAATTTACTTACGACTAGGTAAGTTAAGTTTACTTATATTATAACACTTCTCAAGCCTCTGTAACATGCATATATTCCCTTACCACCTATACAAAACAAAAAGCCATCACCGTAAGGTGACAGCTCAGATCCTAAAGGGGAAGAGAGATAACAAATGGCAATAAGTATCTCTTCATTTAAGGTTACTGGTATTCTAGATACTCTCAACCTTCTCCAAATCACCGTATCAATAGTATGGCTACACGCCCTGTGTTCGGTGACTGGGAGAAGACAAAGAATCTTCTCGTTTATACTCCGTGGAGTCAATATGATTGTCCCGGACTTACCGCCGGCGATGGTTCTGGCATTTACACTCTACCTTTAAAGAGACACCACAAAATCCAATCATATTATTTTTATTACATTGCATCCCGTGACAGATGAAATAACAACGTGATATATAAAGGGAATCAATCTTTATAATCAAATCAAGACGGTTATTACCTTTTTCCACCGCCTTACTACAACCAATATAGGGGACGCATCGTGAAAAGGGGGTTAAACACGACAGGATGTATATTGGCTGTAGTAAAGAGGTGACTAGTCTCTTTACACCCTGACTACACGCCCATGTAGTAAGAATCGTGAGTAATTACTATATAAATGCTCATCAGGTAACGTATACAGCAGTATCAAGTTTTGACAATTTTTAAGTACCAGAACAATTTTCATTCAATCATGAAAACCATCCCCATTCTTAGAAATTGACATACAGGACAAAAATGGATTTATTTATATCCATTTCCATAACATAAAAAGGTGAATGATTACATTATGGATGATAGATACAAATTAGAAACAGTATGACGAATGCAAGTATACCACACCCGCCACACTGGAATATGTCATTGTAATACATTCATTGGTCTTTTCGTCTTGACGCGGGTTCGTACCGCCTTGCCCGCCCTACTATGCGGTATACGTTGCCGTGACATTCTCGCATCAGAACGTTTCACTAATAGGTGTACTAATCCTCTTCGATATGCGGTTGTCAAAGGGCTGTCCAAAGCTCGTTAATGAGCTTGTAAGATAATGATAATTTGAAATACGCATTTGCTTATCCGCTCCTTTATCGTGAATTTATCCGCATTTTATCCGTGTTTTTTACTCAAAACATTCCTCTATCGAACCAAAGACTATATCACCTTGTTCATCTTGCAAAAATGATTTTATATCTTCTCTCAACGCCTCATCATCAATCAAATAATAAAGTTTAAGCATCTTATCTCTATAATCAAGAAACTTCCTTTCAAATAACTCTGCTTTCTTCTCCTGTCTTTTCGCGTAAGATTTTAACCTTTCTGCATTCATGCTTCTCTTCTCCCCTTTATATAATTCGTAGTGCTGTAGCAATCGCCATGATTGCATTTTTCTTCTGAGTATAGAACCAATTGTTTTCTAAAAACATTTGAGCTTTTACATTCTTATCGCTTGTCATTCCGTTTCTAAGATACTTTCGCTCGATGATCTCTCTTTGCTCTGGATCTAATGCATGTTCCAGTGCTCGTTTAATCTGAATGTATTTATAGTCATTGATTTTCTTTGTGTCACGTAATTCGGGGAACAAGGAGATGTTTTGATTTGAGCATTCTTCCTGATTCTGCATACGAACCTTTAAAACTCTGTAACTAAATAACTCTTTTGCTACCTTTTTCTGTATTAATTTGTACTCCTCATTTGTGATTTCTGGAAAGAATGCTAATTGCTCCATCTGTAATCCCCCTATTTCGAATTTGTCTTTTTAACATCACATCAGGTACGTGAAATTTTACTATCTCATTGTTGAATAAGGGAATGATGCCTACAATACAGCCCGTTGTCAAAACTTATAAACCTTTATATTTTCAAACAACAAAGCTCAGTAAAGTAGCTCGTTGTCAAAACCTTATAAAAATCTATAAAGTTTGTTTGCTTCCTGCTTCTACGTGTCCGATTTTGCCAAAGCTACTTTCGTTTGATATAACACTCCACAGGCGTAAATTCGGATACAACGAATCCTACATATTAGCAGTAACTTTCAAAGTGTCATTCTGCTAATTTATATCGTGATAAGTTTATTGCGGCATTTAAATCCCTATCAATTACATTCCCGCAATCACATTTATAGACTCGATCAGAAAGTTTCAGATCCTTTTTGACGTTTCCACAACATGAACATATTTTTGATGAAGGATACCACATATCAGCCTCTACAAACTCAATTCCATGCTTTTCACATTTGTATTTCATTTTCTCTTTAAAATCATGGAATTTTTGTTGCGCTATAGCTTTTGATAAGTGTTTATTCTTCATCATACCTTTGACATTCAGCTTTTCCATAACAACTCTGCAAGGTTTGGTTTTCACGATTGCATTCGTCGCTTGGTGGATATGATTATCACGTATATTCGTTAATTTCCGATATAGCAACTTTATTCTTTTTTCGATTTTTATAATATTATTAGTTTTGACAAACTTAGTTCCATCCTTATTCATTTCGTATTTACGGGAAAATTTCCGTTGTAATCTACGGAGTCTCTTTTCTAATTTCTTAATAACTGATGTTTTATTGATATTTTCAAATGTCTGTCCATCTGAACATACAGCTAGTTCTTTTATACCTATATCTATGCCAATGCTTTCATTTGTAAGTTGTTGTTTCTCTGTTTCACTCTCAATACCTACAGATATAAACCAATACTTCCCATCAAAGCTAATACGAGGATTAGTATATCTATCTGACGTTGGTATTGTTTCGGATATCTTAACCCATCCGACTTTTTCAATAATGACACTTTCTCCTTTTACTTTTAACCGTTCATTATCGTTATAAAATGTAGGTTTAGAATGTTTACGACTCTTAAATTTCGGTTTATTTGATTTACCTGTGAAAAATCTTTTGTAAGCTTCACACAAATCCTTTATGGCCTGCTTAGTAATATTGTTCGATACATCATACAACCAACTGTATTCATTCGTTTTCTTCATTTTTGTTAGTTCCTTACGAAGCGCACCATGAGAAATGAATTTACTGCCAGCTTTATATGATTCTTCTTGTTTTTCTAGCGCCCAATTATATGCCCATCTTGCAACGCCAGTAGATTTCCAAAGTTGTTCCTCTTGTTCTTCTGTCGGTTTTAAACGTATCTTTTTTGAAAGAATCATTTGTTACTCACCTCCATAATTCAATTATACATTTAACTACATGTAGTTGCAAGTAGTTTTATTTTATGTATAATTTATTATGAGGTGATAAATTATGAATAACCGAGGATTAAAAAATCGTAAAACAATATCAAATGCTATCGATAAAGATCTACATGAACGTTTTGAAAAACTAGCTCAAGAAACACGTATACCTAAATCTAAGTTATTAGATGAAGCTATTGGCGATCTTTTAAAGAAATATCAAGACTCTACAAAATAACTGTAGGGTCTTTTCAAAGTAGCCCCCACCAATCTACTCCGCATGGTTCCGTTATCCATTAAGCCTTTAATAATTTGTGTTTCTTGTTGGCCATCTTCTCTTTCGCTGCTTCTATGTTATTTGCTATTTTCTTATGGTCCTGATCAAATTGAATCATTCCATCGAACATAACTGGCGCTACTGCTTCATCAATGTATTGTAAGTAATCCACTGGCGCTCGTTCTGTCTGCTCTACTAAGTACCCATAAATATCAAAGTCTGCTCTTGATATAGACTTCTTGCCATTCGGTTGATGAGACATCCTTACATAAGATCGAATGACTGATGCAGGTACAAGGAATACTGTCTGATCCTTGCTAAACTCTATAAGGAAGAAACATACCGCTCCCATCTTCTCCGCTTTCTCCAGGTAATCTAACTGGTGCTGTGCAACGTTGCTTAAATCGAATCTTGTAAGGCTCTGTGTTGACTTAGCTTCAAATGCTACAGATCGTCCTTTATACACACCGTCATAGTCCACTGTACTTTTAGCTTCATAGAATCCATTTAATACTCGTCCACCTGCACTTTTTAACACCTTCACAGGAGTCGGACGCTTGTTTATAAGCGCCACTCCCTCTCTTTGATACATTTCATTCGATAAATTGATAAGCTTCTCAAAAGCCATCCCACGGTTACCTTGTCCCATTTTTATTCCTCGCTTTCTATTAAAAGGATTATTTTGTTAAGTTTTCTATAGTCTCATCTATCTTCTCGATGAACTCGTACAATTCTGATTCCGTTTCTAAATCTGATGTACTTTTGGCGATCTCTGTTAACTTTAGAGATAACGCCATTAAAAAAAGCTGTTGATGCTTTCATTTCCCTCTACCTCCAACTGTTATAATTATCTATTTCAAATTCACTTTTTCTTTTCAACGCAATTAAGAATTTCTTTACGCTATCATCTTTACACTGTTTTATTTCTTCATTTAAAATTTCAATTTTATCTTTATGCGGTTGTATTAAAATGTCTATCCATGTCATCCTTCTTCCCTCCAAAACTCTATTAATGACGAAAAGAAATATAGTTCGGATCTACTCTACTAGTTACGAATGATTCGCAATAAAAATACTTTGATTTAACATGAAACTTTCTGCACAGCACTTGTATTTGATTAAATGTTGGATTGATTCTTGAACGTTCTATTTCAATCAATCTCTGGGTATCAACATCCAACAATTCGGCAGCTTGTCCTTGAGTCATTCCAAATAAATGCCGAAGTTCTGTTAACTTTTCTCCATTAAAATTACTCACAACATTTCATTCCCTTCTGAATAAAACTCAATATTCCGTCAATACTGTAGATAGGCTGTTAGCCAGAACTCATTTAAAGTAGTTTTCTCTGTATCTCCTTGCAGGGAGCAGTTAGCTTTTGCTAGCTGCTCTTTTATGTTAATTCACTTGTAATTAAAACCGTTTGGTTTTCGCGGTCAAGAAATTTATCCACGAAACTATATAAAGACAGACCTTTATATTCTTCTAAATGAGCGACTGCGCTTAAGAATTTCCCGAATGCAATTTCTTTTGTAACCTCTGTGATATCACCCTCACTTATAACACTTTGCGTTCCATCACCTGCAACTTCTTTCGCATATACTGTGTACGCTCTGCCTTTTGTTTCCGCCGCTACTAATGCCCAATATTCATGTTTATCAAACTCAAAGTATTTCATATCCATTCCCCTTTTCTACAAAATGAAATTTTTGTTTAGTTTTTTACTAACTCTGGGTTTTCGTAGATATTCCCAATCACTACTGCTGTAAAAGGTAATGTATCTCTGAATGGAAAATAATTTTTCAGATGGTTACGCGGACTACTTATCAATTTTTCCTGCCATCGAAAATCATGAAAAACAACCTTAGTAACAATGTCTTTCTCTTTTAAAATATCTCCTTCATAAATCTCCTTGCCGTTCTTGTCTTTTAATCCTGTGTATTGCATTAACACAACATTTCCTTGCTTATGTTCATACAATGGATCATGGAACGATTCGACATTATCCTCCATGTATTCAGCTGCTATATATTCACCATCAACCTCATCTTGCAACACCCACGCACGAAACTTTATCTCTCTCATTCTCCATTCTCCTTTTTTAATAAAATAGCGTTTTGGTTTAGTTTTATTAATCTACAATTTCAACCGATAATAAGTTGTAAAAAACATCCTGCATTTGGTCACAAACACCTTCTGTTACTCTATCGGTAATGTTTACATCATCTACGTCTTCTAACATTTCCATTTCAACAACCACTCTTACTATATTAGCCATTCTTTCATCCCCCATTTTTATTAAAATAACTACTTTGTTGAGTTATGGATTTTTTGTTCTGCATATTTTAGTAGCGAATCTAACTCTTGTTTATATTTACTATGCGAATACCAATTTTCTAATTTTCGTATCGCTTTATCAGTAAGGTTGTGATGAAACTTCCTTTGATTTGTTTGTATGGAGACATCTCCTGTTATCCATCCTTTTTCATAAAGAGAATTCCCCGTATTCCTATTAATTGTGTAGTTAATTTTTTTATTACTTTTATCTTCAAGCCAACATTTATAGTTAGCTCCTTCATTGCAAATGAGTAAATACCCCTTTTTATACATGATCAGCAATACTGATAGTTGAGCCTTTGTAATATCTTTCAACTTACATTCCTCACTTTCTAACAAAATTCAAATTTGATCTTACTTTACCCCTGTCGATCCAAACCCTCCGACACCACGCTCACTAACTGATAGCTCGTCCACTTCTTCAAAATGAGCTGTTTCTACTGGAGCAATTACAGCTTGCGCGATACGGTCACCTTTACTAATTTCGATAACCTCATATTTTACTGGTTTTGTAATGCTAAAATCGTTATCTCCTGCCATAATACCTGCGTTAAACCTTGGCATAGATGCATATTCAACCATTGAAACGTTATCTACAATCACGCCAACTTCTCCTCTATATCCACTATCAATAGTTCCTAAAGCTACTCTAAGTTTTGTTTTACGTGACATACCGCTACGTGGTCGTATTTGCATTTCATATCCTGGCGGAATTTCAAAAGCAAGGCCTGTAGGTATTACCTTTGTTTCTCCTGGTTTAATGACTACATCTTCTGCTGCAACAAGATCAAAACCAGAATCGCCTGACTTCGCATACTTCGGTAACTCCACATCTTTCAATCGTTTAATCTTCACTCGTAAATCCATTACTATCCGCTCCTTATAAGTAACTAATCAATTTATTCTTTCTATCCTGCAATTCTTGTAACTGCTGTTTCGTCTTCCGCTTCTCGTTATCTAATCCCCTCAAATGGTACTCCAACTTATAAATCTCGCTTTGTATTGTATGGAGCTCACCTTTCACCTGAATCTCGGTTTCTTTCTTCATGCGATCCCTCCTAAAATCCGAGTTCGTCTTCAAATTCTTTCCTCTCAAATCCCGCAAGTACCCTTCCATTAGGGAATACCGTTACTGGTGCTGCACTATATCCGTAAGTATCAAACTCTTTTCTGTATTCTTCCTTTTCCTCTATGTTTCTCTCTTCAAATTCCACCTCTGCTGCTTTTAATCCAAACTTTACATGCATACAGTTAGGACAATTATTTTTCGTGTAAACAATGATCTTAGTTGCCATTCTCTTTCGCTCCTTTTGCTTCTGCTAATAATTTAGTAATTTCATAAACACCGTTTTGCAATTCCGTCATTATTCTTCCTCCTCGTAATCTGATAAGATATCCTCTAATACGATTGCAGTTCCTTCAAACGCTTGACACTGCCCTCTGTGGAATCCTGTCAATCCTAAGTCACCGTTATCAAACGCTTTATCTGCGTCTTTCCTACTATCTATTGCTGACTCGTGTAACCCTTTTATAAAATCATTGATTGCTTCCCTCATTACTTCCCCTCCAATAAAGTAGTTTCATAAAGTCTCTCGTCACCTCTGTAAATCGGTTTAGAGAATTCTACAAAGTTTCCAAAACCTTCATAGTTACGGTGCCATTTAAATGTAAGATCCAATATCTCGCATTCCTCAAATTCTTTCCTGATACTAACGATTTCCGTATTTTCACTTAGATAAATTTCTTTTGAAAGTCTAATTCTTTCCTTAAGATTTTTTCTGTGTTTCGTTAACTTTGTTAAACCTATTAATCTATAATGTCTACTCATTCTCCCCATCTCCTTATTTATAAGTTTTTACTTGTCTAAAAATAGTTACGGTCATGTGATGCGTTTGTTCTTTTTTTGGTTTGAAATTAATTCTTCCTATTTCTCTTTCCCATTTGAATGTGGGATCTAATCTTCTTTCCACAGAGTTGAAATGGTTCATCTCATGACACTTCGTAGCCAACCAAAATAAATTTCCTGTATGTCTTGCGATTTGTCTATTACGTGTATGTCTCATTTCTTCTCCCCATCTCCTTTTATCAATTCGAATAACTCCTGCTCATCCATTTCCCAAAGCTGACGTCCTGTATCTTCTTCTTTGTAAATTCCTTTATGTAATAAGACGTCGATGTAGATTTGCTTCCTGTCCATTTACCTATCTCATGCCCTTCACATATTCTTCCTTCAGATCCCGAATCAACATAATTTCCTGCGGCCCCGCCTTATGCCCTGTATAATTCGCTTTGTAAAAATACACTTCCCCAGTTATCGTCACACGCGTAATGGCGATATACTCACCTGTCTGTTTATGAGTCCAGAAACCTCTTAATATAGCTCTCTCTTTGCTTGTCACGGCTTGTCCTCCTAGCTGATTTTCTGTACTTTCTTTCTACTTACTACCGGCTTCGTAGCAGCTTCATAAGGTTTCATTCCTCTAGTAATCCGTTGATAAAATGTAACGTCCTTAATCCCGTTCTTTCTTGCTAATTCCAAGTGCGCTGCGTAACCTTTTGGCTTCGTTGCCGCTTCATATGGATCCATTCCATTTTTGACCCTTTTGTAGTAAGTTGGCTTACTAATTCCATTTCGCTCAGCAATTATGATCATTCCAACGTTCAACTTACTTCCTTTTCTCTTTCTAACCGGGACTGTTATAGCACGTTCTAAATCCCAACCATTTTCATTTACTCGTTGGTATACATTTGATTTGCTAATACCATTTTTAGCAGCCTTCTCGTAATCTTCATCAGTAATAACAGGACCGTAATACTTCACAGCGCTTCCTCCTTATCTTTCATTGAGCAACGTCTTCCTGTATTAATTACTGGCGTTGTTGCCGCTCTTTCCATGTCCCATTTCTGAGTACGGATCCTCGATATAAAAGTCTGGTAACCAACTCCGTTTTTCTTTGCGATATTTAGCCAAGTTTTCTCTGTTTTATCTTTTTGTCTTGGCGGCTTAGTAGCTGCGTCTTGATATGTCCATCCTAATTTCAATCTACTGTAGAAAGTTCTAATATTTATTCCGTTTTTTAAAGCTATCTTTTGCCAATCACCATGTTTCCTCTTGTATTCGTGCCTGACCGTTCCAATCGGCGCTGTTATCGCTTCTTCTACATCCCAATCAAAGTCATACACTCGACTTTGTAGCCTTTTCCTGTTTATCCCGTTAGCTGCTGCTCTTGCATATTCCTCATCAGCCAACCATCGATTTAAAGTCATTTTCTCCCTCCTAATCTAGCTCCATAATCTCTTTAAGCGTCCTATCTGAAATGTAGGTGTTAATAATCTCGATACGTCCGTATTTATCTTTAGCCATTCCCACGGCTTCGCTCTCTGACTTCGCTTCAAACCATCTGAGCTTCCATTTGTCGTCCTTATCGTAAAACTCAACTGAGTACGTTATGACGCTAGGTTTCGCTAGGAATCGCTCTGCCGTACTCTTTGCTTTGTAATCGAATGTTCCTACTACATCCTCAAGTGTTAGTTGTTTCATGCTCCTAACCCCATTTGACGTTTGTTGATTCTTTTCTTATCGCCCTGATCCATAATAAGAACCGCTATTTCTAATTCGTGTCTTCCTAAAGTTTCGGCGATTTCCGTTAACGTTTTGTTGTCTCTCCATAATTCTTTTACATGAGTTACTTCGCTTTCATCGAATAAAAGATCATACTTTTCAAGAGGTATATACAAATTGCGTCGTTTCTTTGTCATATACTTTTTTGTTTGTTGTGCTATTGTGTAATTTTCAAGCTGTTCTGCTGTTTCGAATTTCCCCATCCCATTTCCCCTCCATTTGTAATTGATGGATTTCTCTTAGCTTCGCCATAACAGCATGACGCTTTCTATCCACTTCTTCAGGCGTACGATTCGCTGCTTCGCAAACACATGACCCAAACTGATACATACCCGTTCCAATGCCGTTCTGAATAACTCCCGTTCCGTTACATGCACACATCTTAATTCCCCCTTTTATTTTCAAATAACTATTTTGTTAAAGTTCGATAGGCTCATTTAATTTAACTGGACCCGTATGACATATAACTTCTAAACATTCCCCTAGCGAATTAATAACGGCGTTTATTACGTATTTGATTTCCGATTCGCAATTAACGCATTTCGTTTCGCCTGATTTGCTTGAAAACTCATTTGTATCCTGATCAACAAAACCGCAATACGGGCATTCAACACCACTTTCATTTCTAACATCCACATCAGGACTGTAGTTGATTTTAATTTCATCAACTGCTATATATTCACCGTACGCGCTGCAAGGCTTGTATAATTTACCGTCTACTTTTAAGATATTTTCAAATAAATCGTTATCTGTCGCTTTTATTTCTTTTAAAACTTCAAAACTCTCATACTCTTTATCCCAATCTCCGATTCTGTTTCTTTCGTATTTAACTATTTTTGTATACATATAAATCCCCCTTAGAATCCTAAATGTTCAATACGTTTATCTGATGTTTCCTTAAATACAATCGCTTCTGCTTTATTTAAAATCCGGCTACCTAGCTTCTTGTCATATTTCTTGAATATGTCACCACTTGATAGATTAGTTGTTGTAATAGTTACTTTCCCTTGTCTTCCGTTTGTCACGGCATATAAAACACGTTGGATAAAGTTACTCGCTTCGTCCGTTCTATTCATAGATCCGCTTTCTGCACCTAAATCATCCAGTACCAGGAAGTCAACGCTTGTTAAAAGCTCCACACAATACTCTTCCGTATACTTAGAATCTTTGTTGTTAAAGGAATCCTTGATAAGACGCATTAATTGTTCAATCTCGACATACAAGCAGCTTTTCATTTTTTGATAGAGTAGTTCGTCATTATCCTTCTCACCATCTGAAATTTCATAGAAATGGCTTCTTAATTCTCTTAGAATTGAATAAGCTAAATGACTCTTACCTGCACCCTGTACACCTACAATAAATACGTTTTTAACCTCTTCTGCTTTTAGGCTCTCTATAATGCCTTCTACGAGCTTTTTGTTTGTTCTAGTCTCATTACATTCCGTTCTATAGTTAGATAGCGTAGCTTCGAGTATTTCCTCATTACTAATGATGCTGTGCTTTGTAAGCATGTTGAATTTCTTAGATCGTTTGATTTTCTTGTAATGATTGTTCGCCTGTTCTTTTAATACTTTGTCGTTTTCCTCAACAACACATCGGGGGCAAACAACTTGTCCTTTAAATTCGATCATCTGAATTGGCTTAATGATTTTTTGACCACCTATTTCGTAAGAATGGTTCATGCATTTATCAGAATGGAAGTTTACCTTTAAATCCAGGGATTTGGCTACCCGTTGCATTGCTGTTACCGACATTTTTATTCGCTCCTTTTTCATTTAAGTAACCTTCAAATTTAGTTCCAAATAACGTTTCTGGTCGTAAGTACTGGTTCATATTCGAATCAGTAAGCCATTGTGCTGTTTTAATATCAATCACCTGTTTAAAATCTTCTATTGTAAATCCGTCCTTAAACCTAGCGTTGATTAAGGTTCTTGTTTTGGCTGTTTTATGTTTAAAGGATTTACCTATTTTCTCATTCAGATAAGAAACGATATCCTCATAAGGGATGCAGTCTTTTGACCGCTCTTTTTGGTCAGAAGGCATAATATCTTTTAATGTAGTAATCTCTGTTGTAGTCTCTGTAGTAATCTCTGTTAAAGAATTTACCCTTTCGGTAAGTTCCATTTCACCCAAAGGGGAATTTGGAATTTCCCCAAAGGTTAAAATCCATTTCACCCTTTCGGTAACTTCGGAAATGTTTAACTTAATGTGATTTGTAGGAGCTCCATTGAATTTGAACTTCTTCACTTCCACAAATCCTTTTTCGATTAGTATTTTGATTGCTCTGTCGTACTGTTTAGGTGTGATTCTTATCTCGTTTCGCCAATCTTCCCGACTTTTAGCTAACCAAAACTCTCCGTTCTTCTTAACTCGCAATTTGCTTTTACCTTGTTCGTTAGGCATGTACCAATAAACAATTTGTCCTAACAAGATGCCTGCAATTAAATCTCCAGTGATATCTACATAAGCGAGTCGCACCATATAGCCGCTTCTTGCGAATGTTTCTAGTTGAAATATGTTGCTGCTCATTTAGTTCACCTTCTTCATTTCCGTTTCATAGAAGCAATCCGTTTCATCAATTTCACCAGTTCTATAAACACTGTCTGTATTAACGACCCTACGAACCGGATACACGCATTCATATCCATCTTTAGCCATTTGATAAATTCTTTTTCCGATAGCTGTTTTATCTGGATCGCATAAATATTTGTTTTTCTTTTTATTACTTGGAATCAAAAACTTATATCGTTTTGCTCTATATACCGTTTCCATTTACATCTCCCTCTCGCATATAGCAAATCCTTTCGATACTTTCAGGACCCTATAACCTGGGTAGCGTTTTGGATTTATATATTTCAGTACGTTTTGTTTGATTTCTTCCTGGTCAGCGCCTCTTAAGCACCAGCCAGGAAGAACAACTCTTGTTTGTGTATTAATCATGCGAAATTAAGTTCCATATTTTCAAAGTCGAATTCGGTTTGTGGAGGAACTGTTGCTACAACTTCAATTACTTCCTGCTCCTGTTCAATGACCACTTCGCTTTGTTTTTGTCTTTTTACATGCTCAAGGTCGATGAATTTAGAAAGTGCAGCGATTTGTTGTAATGTTAGTTCCGCTGGTTTTTGATTGAACTTTTCTGCAATGATTGCTTTTAAATCATTTTTAGTCATTCCGAAACCTTTAAGTTTCTTATTAATTTCTTCCCATTTGTTTTTCAGTACTTCTTCTGGATCAACCGTTTCACCATCTTCCACTTGAATCTGATTTGGTTTATTTGGCGTGATATCTACTCGTTTTTCAGGTTCATAAGATTGAACACTATCTACTGGACTAGATGAAACTGCTTCGTCTTCGTTAATTTCAATGCCGTACTGTAATTTAGCTGCACGCTTCATTGCATGTTTTTTGAACATATCGTTGAACCAGTTATTCCACATATGCTTGTTTGTGCCGGTCTTCATATGGATTACTTCGTCTGTTTCCATCATGACCACAACATCTTTGAACCCTTCACGTTGAGCTACTGCATAGCAACCAATCACTTTTCCACGTGGGAATTTAACCTGGTGCTTTCTAATAACCCATTCACCTTCTTGAGAACGATCAGCTTCAAATTCATCGTTTTCATGAACAGTTTGAACATCGATACCTTTATATCCGTTCTTTTGTCTTGCTAGGTGTAACACGCCTTCCACTGATACCTGGATGCTCATTTTCCCACCATATACGATGCAATAAATGTGATTTAAGAAAGGATTAAGCTCTGAGTTAACGCAAGTTTGTACGAATAAAGAAAATTGTTCATTTGTTGTTCCAGTTGCAATTGTGTTTTTGATTGTGTCTAACTCCAATTTCGTAAAGTTACCGATTACCTTTTCTGTATTAGGTGCTGCTGTTACTTGATTAGTCATTGTTTACTTCCTCCTTTTGAATTCCTTCTGCTTTAATCGTGAATTCTGCATCTTCAACCTTCGCTATGATTAACTGTCCTGCTGGCTTTGTGAAATGTAAGATACTTTCAGCGTTATCAACGAATGTAGGAACAACTAATTGCGATTGCTTACTTAACACTTCAACAAGTTCTAATCCTGCTTTAATCTTCTCTGCTGTAGAAAGTCTGCTGTAAGGCTTACCATCCATTAATATTTCAAATGTAGCTCTCTCTTCACCGTTTTTAAGAGTTTCATAGAGCTGTACATCAATGCTTGTAAATAAACTTTGAATCTTTCTAACCATTAATTCAGAGCGTTTTGTACGGAAGTCTTTGATAGCATCGATTATTGCTATTGATTCGTTCTTTTCTTTGCGAATCTTCGCTTGCGTTTCTGCTGCTCCATCAATTTCTTTCTGTAGTAGCTCTAACTGTTGTGATTGACGAAGCAATCCATTTAACTCGTAAATCTTTTCATCGATTTCTCTTGTCTGATTTGGATCTACTTCTTCAACGGATATTTCTTTTATAGAAGCTTCTAGTTCCTTTAGTTTCTTAACCATGTTTGAACCGATCTGTTTCGCTTCTTCAAAGCGATTAATTTTGTTCTGTTTAACCTGTTCAACTGCTTCATCTTGCAAGGCTTGTCCACACGTGTGGCAGGGGTCTTGTAATTCCTCATCTCTAATTCCGAGAACAACGCTCTTTTGCTGTAAAACCTGTTGTTTTATGGCCTCTATTTTGTATTTCATTTGATTGTACTGTTGTTGCTTTTGCTGACAGTCTCTAACTGTTTTATCGATTTCTGAACGTTTCGCTTGTAATTCGGATAACTGCGCTTCGATTTCTTCTTTATTAACATCTGCACTTTCTGTTTTTTGCTTTTCGTACTGTTCTTTTAATGTGATAACTCGTTCACTTGCACGCTCATATGATTTCTCATGTGTTTTTCTGCGCTCAACATGTACTTTCTGCAAGTCATCTATAGACATCTTTCTAAGGTTTGCTGATAATAATTCAATCTGTATTTTAGGCAATTCAGCAAATACTTCTACATTTAACGGCTCACCTACATATGATAGAAGTTGTTCGCGCTGTGTTTGCCAATGTTGTGAGCTGAAGTATCCGGGATTGAATAGTGATAAAAACGCTTGTTTATCAAACAACTCATCTACAAATGATTCGAATTCCTTTGCTTTCTTAGGAACTTCATTAATGAAGTACTTCGCTGCTTTCTTTTGAGCTTTTCCAATCAGAATATCCTTGTCGTCTACTTGGATAAGAAGTTCAACTTTTGTTTCTGCTTCTTCATTACCAATAGGTTTCGGTTCGTTCTTAGTTCCGTATGGATCAATACCGTATAAAACCCATGTAATTGCTTCACCTATTGATGATTTACCTGCACCATTCGGGCCACTAATAGTTGTTATTTCACCGAATGTTACTTCAAGGTTTTCGTGATTTTTGAAATTTACGATACTCAGTTTTTTAAAGTTAATTTTCATTATTTTTTATCCTCCAGTAAGTTGATAGCTTGTCCTTGTGGTTTATCAAAAACAACCTTTAATGGTTGGAATATCATTGATGATAATTGAAGCATTTCGTTTTGCTCACTTGTTAGTGCTACTGGATATAACACTGCATCTTTGCAATACATTAGAACTACGCCGTCTTTCATAATTAACTTCCTCCTTGTTTTTAGGAGAAAAGATTTGGTATAATGTAAGTAGAAAGTTTTACATTTCTTTTCTCCAAACCGTCATTGGCGTAGGGCGGTTTTTATTTTGTTTTAATCTTCATATTCATCTTTCACTCGTTCGCACAAATCAGAAATTGTCATCGGGTCACCTACAGATGCAACAAGTAGTTCTTCATAATCCCTGCAATCTTCCAATAAAGGGAGCAATAATTCCCTACATCTAGCTAACTCGTCCAGTAGTTCACTATTCTCCTTTTTTAGCCTTTTGTTCTCCGAAAATAAATATTGTTTGCCGAAAAAGTTACCGTCATGAACTTGAATACTCGTCTTTCTAAGTTCAAATATCTCTTTTGATTGTTTATCATAAATATCTTCATCCATTACGATTACAACGCTTTTTTCTCTCATCTTCATTCCCCTTTCATGATGCTTTCACGCATCGGAATATCCAGGAACCCATTTGCTAGGTGGGGGATACCGTTAGATTCCTGAATATTCCGACAAGCGAAGGCTTGTCCTATTAACACTGGTAACTAATAATAAGAGCTGTTGTTGTTGTAATCGGCTTAATGATTGTTCCTGAATAGTCATCTTCGCAGTATCCTGATGTTTGATGGATGTAGATGTCATCTTGCTTTTCGTACAGCGAACCATCTGATAATTTTGCATAAACTTCATCATCTTCCGCTACTTCTTCGAACTCTTCTACCCCTGTGATGTACCAGTGATACGTGTCTTCACTCATACTTTCGATAAGCTCTTTCATGAACTTCACAACTTCTTCCATTTCTCATTCCCCTTTTTGATGCTTTCGAGCATCGGAATATCCAGGAACAGTTGTATTGGTGGGGAACACCTTCCACAGCACGGATTATGTAGTTCCTGAATATTCCGACAAGCGAGAGCTTGTCCTTAGTCAGGAATTGAGACCTCCAATTGAACAGCTTCCGTGTCTAACTGTTCAGAATAAATCAACATACATTCATCAAGAGTAATTTCATAAGCACGATAAAACGCTTTAGACTCTTCACGTAAGCTGATAATTTTTTCAATTGCTTCTAATCGATTACTCATATTCATTTCCCATTCCCCTTTATCAGTTATTTAGTTCACCATTTCGACAAGAAATCATAGTCGATATTTGTATATTTGTGGTATCATCAGGTCATAAGGTTGGTGACTCGACCTTATACCCTTATACAATGAGTCTTGAGCTTCACACTCAAGGCTCTTTTTCTATTTAGCTAGAGTTATATAATGGTACTTCTCGATGACTGCCACGCAGTTATGTAACTCTTTAGCTTTTAACTCTCTTACCATTTTGATGATGTTTTCTTTGTCTTCTTTATCCTTCTGCTGTTTATTCATCATCTTCAATCCATCCTGCTTTCTTCGATACAACATCTATTCGGTGGACTAGGTATGCCGATAAACATATTGCTACCGCTACAATTACTAAGGATAGTGAGCTTTCCATCTCTACATCGCTCCTTCCATTGGTCTTTCTGGCGGATACCATCCAGATACAAATCTCATTGCATTCTGATAATACTTGCGTGGAATCTTATCGTATTTAGCGACTCCGAAGTGTTTCTTTAGTGCTCCGTATACTGCTTGATATGAGGCGTTGTCATAGCCCTCTTTTTTAAGTTCAAACACACGATGTTTTACTTTCCGTTGTACAGCTTCTTTGTTTTGTTCAGTTAGCCAAACCTCGTTATCTACAAGATGTTTCACTTTGCTTAGTTCCTCATCTGTATGATCTTGTCTCGTTTTAAGTTGTTTTAACTCAGTCATGCTGTGAATCACTGCATCTTCTATTGAAATAGGTTGTTGCTGTATTTTTTGGATATGTTCTTTCATTCGTTTGAACTCTTCGATGAATTTCACTTTCATTTTCATTGCTTCAATAGTTGTGTAAGACATTGCAATCATCATGAACGAGTCTTCTGTTAGTAATAATTTTGTACGCGTTGTTCCTTTTCCATCTTGGTATTCATCATGCCCAAAGTTGGACTGTACAAAATCGTGTTCTCCAGCTTCAAACAACTTGTCCCTTTGATTACGAATATCTCGTAAAACATGTTTATGTTCCTTATTGAAGATTTTAGCTACTGTTAAAGAATCAGTTACTACATAATTACCTTTTACAAAAACAAACTCACTTACTGGATGTTGCACAACTTGTAATTGATTCATTTTCTTTCCTCCCTGTTAGTTAACGTTAGGTTAACTAAATGTTTTAAAAAAATGACAACCTTAAGTTAACTTTGTTCTAACAATTCATCAGTTGTCACATTATATAATATTGATAATTTACCTAATTTCTCTAAACTCGGTTGCCTTTTCCCTTGTTCCATATAACAATAACCGCTTTTGGTACAACTGAGATATTCAGCCACAAATTGTTGCGTATAACCGAGTGATATCCTTAATTCTTTAGCACGTTCTATATTAAGTTTCGTCATTAGCATCACCCTTGTTTCTTTCGATGTCTTCATAATATCAAGTTGTTAACTACAAGTCAACAATATTTCGTAAAAAAAATCAATTTAAAAAAACTAAGTTGTCTTAGAGTCAACTTTTCTGTTATATTTTATGTATCAGGTAATACTAAGGTATTAAAAAGGGGATCGTTATGGAGAATATAATTGGGAAAAGAATAAAAGAGATACGAATGTCGCTAGGGTATACGCAGCAACAATTTGCAGATAGCGTAGATATCAGTAAACCGATGGTATCTTATATCGAATCAGGGAAGAAAACTCCATCTAGAGAAACTGTTTCTAAAATATCTAATTTAGCAAATGTATCAACTGACTATATTGTTGGGCTTTCGGATAATAAAAATAATGAAGAATCTTCAACATCAGATGTTATGTTAGAACTTAAGCATTATATAGACCGTATGGAAAGTTTTGATGAGGATACGAAAGAATTTGCTATTAAAAAGATAAAAGCTTTAATTTCGGGTTTAGATATAGAAGACAATAAATAATTAGGATGATTGATAGCTACTGCTAACAATCATCCTTTTTTTTTATCATCACCATCTCACATTCATCTAAGAGAATGCCAATTTCCTTTAAAATTAGTATCGCCTGCTCGTCCCCTTTTTTTGCCATGCCAATTAGTGATTGAATTCCTTGTTTGCAGTCCTCCATTTTAAATCCCCCATCCTAATTTTTCTTCGTAGTAGTTTGTGAACTATTCACATTCTTTCTCTTTTTGTTTTTTTAAGCAAAAAGAGAAAATCCCTATAACGCACGAAATGCGACCATCTTTTTCAAGACGATCGCATTTCTATAAGTATATATATCTTACCAGCCTACACCAGGATCAGACATCATAACTACATTTTCTTGTGGTGCAGCTGTTGGCTTTTTATCTTTATCTGTAACAGGAGAAAATAATAATGCTCCAGCTACTACTAGAGTTGGGATAATAGCTAAAATCTTTTTCATTAGACTTCACCTCTCATAAGATTATTATACCATTTTTTCAAATGAGACCCAACTTTTTTTTAGGAAATCTAGCATAAAACAACGAATTTTTTTCTTCGAATTTTCGTAGGCCTTGCTTAATGATTTCTCGGTCGTTTTTAGCCATTCCTAAGTACACTAATTCGAATGAAGATAAGTCTCTCGTTCTTTCTATATTGCTTAAAATTTTAATTGCCTCTTGGATATTACCTGTTCTAATCTCATAAAATACTCTTTCTCCATCATCCATCACGCCTAATGTGTTCAAATCACGATTATGATACAACTTCAAAAATTGCATTGTTTTAATGATCGCTTGTTTCTTTTTGACGATTTCTCGATTGAGATTGTTATTTAAAATTTCTAAAGCTCCATTAAATAACATCAATGATTGTTCGTAATCATCAAATATGAAAGATTCGGCTTTTAACCATAGTGCTCTTGCTTTATTTATCACTAAATGTGGTTCGTCTTCACATAGTTCGAGCAACTTATCGCAAAGATCCCTTGTTTCTTGAAGTTGATCACTCGTTAAATGAATGGCCGCAAGTCCCTCTTTGATACGAACTCTATAACACTTTTTTATAAATTTATTTTTGATTCGAGATACCTTTTTTTCTAATTTACTCATACGTTTTGCTAACAATCTGTAATCTCCTAATTGGTATGAAGTATAACAAATCAGTATATCAATGAGTATTTGCATCTCAGGATTCTGGTTGTTTTCTTTCAAATCCTCAAGAGATTCATGATATTTAAGTAAATCGATTTTCCCTTGTGATTTAAAATGAATCAATTCGTACACACATGCCCATTCTGTATTTTCGTCTGTATCAGAAATCTTTTCTTTTTCAACTAAAGATTTCGCTAAATCAATTTCACCTCTTAAAGTTAAATACTCTAGAGCTTCTCGTGAATTCTCTGGTTTAGCAACATCTAAATACATTTCTAACATTCTACGTCGTGTTCCATGATCTTCATATAACAAGACAAGTGTTTTAGCAAGATAACACAAACTAATCTCTCTTTCACCACGAAATACGTCTGAAACACCACTAATACTAATTCCCCAAACTTTTGATAATTTAGTATAAGTGATTTTTTGAGATGCTAATTCAGTATCCAACTTAACGACCAACTTGTTTAAGGTTTTAACTTTTTTCTGTTTTAACAAAATAGCTTTTTCTTCTTTGCTAATTTCTAAAGTATCATGCACAATTTTGTCCTCCTTATGGACAAAAAGACACGTAAACCCCGTTTTATTACATATAAAGGAAAACGCGCCACTTTCAATCTAAGGTGTGTTATAATAGGTATGTACAAGATCTGCGACAATGTTCCCTAGGTGGTTAGGGGGCAGTGTAAGAGTGCGTCAACACTACTTACACCGTGGGTCTTTTTTTACGTCCGTTTTTAGTTACTTCTATAATACCACAAATTTCCCAACATTCAGTCATACGATTATCAGACAATTATTGAGAAAGTTTGAAAAACGCTATATATCAACGTTTTTCATATTGTACGGAATGAAATATTTATTTCTGCATTAAGACCTTATGTACATATTTTACCACTAATCAAACATTTGTTCTATACATATTTTGTCGGGTCTTAAAAATACCAAAAATATAATATATAGTCAGAGTATCGACCAATTATGGTATAGTGATAAGGCGATTATTATACTCAAACTATGAAAACTACAATCGGACAAAACATTAAACAGTTAAGAAAATCTTTTGGTTTAACGCAAGAACAATTATCTGAGAGAACAGGTTTATCACGCGGACAGATCAAGAATTGGGAAACTGATCGTCACGAACCTGATCTTGAAAGCTTAAAGGTACTTGCGTCGTTTTTTAACACCTCCACAGATGCCCTTCTTAACTTCGAGAACAGAAAAGAAGATGCGTTATTGGAATTGTTATTTAACGATGTCCAAAGAGCTTATGAGGAGCTTGATGGACGTCAACAAGGTCGTTTTGCAAAACAAGTTTCATTGTACGTGAAAATGTTGCAAAACAACAAAGATATTTTGTGATGGAAATGTCATGTTGTTATCCTGTTGCTTTTAGCATAAAAGAAAACATTTCCAATATCTAGAGGTAAAATTTGACATAATTTGACCAATATTTCCATCGAGGGCAAACGCTCTCTTTTTTTATTTCCATTCGACAGAATATGACATTATATGTGTAACTGTTTCTGTTATGATATTTCGAGAATCTTACATATTACATAACTGGAGGAAACAAAAATGAAGAAACCGTTCTATAAAAAATGGTGGTTCTGGCTTATCGTTGTTATCGTAGTAATTGGGGCTTATGGTAATAGTGCTGATGATAAGAAAGATGAGGCTACTAAAGCTTCTACAGAACCAAAACAAGAGGCTAAACAAGAAACAAAGAAAGAAGAGCCTAAGAAGGAAGAAGCTAAACCTAAAAAAGAAGAGCCTAAAAAGGAACTTTCTAAAGAAGGTGAGTCTTCTAAAGTTAAAATCGCTGTAGGATCTGTTGAATCAATCGATTCAGTAGGTGGAGAATATTTAAAAGAAAAAGCACAAGGTGTGTTTAAAGTAGTTGAGATTACTATTACAAATAATCAAAAAGATGCTATCACTATTGACGCTAACAGCTTTAAATTAGTTGATAACCAAGATCGTGAATTTAAGTATTCTACACAAGCTCAAACAGCTTTTGATATTGGTAACGGTGGAAGCTCTGATTTCTTCTTAAAACAACTTAACCCTGGTTTATCTCAAACAGGTAAAATCATTTTTGATGTACCTGTTGATGCACAAGGCTTAGTTTTAAAAGCTCGCGGCGGTATGATGGGTAAAGAGATTAAGTTAAAAGTAGAATAGTAAATAGGCACTCAGAAGAGTGCTTTTTTCTTTGTTGAATTCGCTGAAAAATATGATAATATATTATATGAAAGATTAAAGATATATTCGTGGTTTTGAAAGCAATATTATTAAAATTAAAGTGGTTCAAGTCGGAGGAAGGCACCTTAGGGTGTCTTTTTTTATGGAAAGATGACAAACAAAAAAACACGCCAAATGTATTTTTTAAACGTGTTTTTCCCTAAAATAATATTTTATATAATCTATTCCTAAACTAGTTAACGAAACACTTATTGCTAAACTTAATGCGTAAACCATTGCTTTTATACCTGTATAATCCAAAACTTTATCCGCTAAGAATAAAACTAAAACAAACAGAATTGTAGTTTTTATAAATAGTTTGAGAAAATCAACTTTCATATCAGTTCCTCCTTTACATCACACAAAGAAAAATGAAAAATTCTTCAAATGAGTGTATAATATACATTAGACAGAGGTACAATTGCAAGAAAACAGAGTGGTAGAGACACTCTGTTCTATGTAATACTCACCTTAGTGAGTGAACGGAACATAACTAAAAGCAACTATCTTCAGCACTCTTAGCCACTCCACAGCTACGTCCATAGCTTGAGTGGTTTTTACATAGGTAAAAATAGATAAACTCAAACTCTTTCGTTCTATATACTCAACGAAAGGATCTAATAAGAACCTTTCTGCGAATAATCCAAACAAGAAAGTTAAAATCCATTCTTCCACATGCCTCACCTCCTTCTAATAAGAACTAAAAATCAACAGCATACAATGGTTGCTTGATTTTAGTTAACTTACCAGAGGTAGGTTGACAATCCCACTCGATTAACTAACATTACTGGAATAATGTAGCATGTTTTCGTTATTTTGTATATATCCGAATTTTAAGTTATTAAGACGCATAGAGCGTCTTAAACATAATCAATCCATTTGTTGTCTTGCTTCTTTACCTAATAAGTCATAAGGAAATATAACCCATCGTCCATTAGGTAATGGAAAAACAGATTCATCACCATCGTCTACCATATAACCCATTACAGTTTGACCATCCTCTAAATCTTCTGCGGAAATTCTCCCTAACTCTAATAATGTATCAATAATCGCTTCCTTATCTTGATCATCAATAAAACGAAATTTAAAAATCTCCTCATCACTTTTAAATAACTTCATTTCTTCCCAATCTACTAAGTTAGGTGTACATTCAAAATTATTCCTAATTTCTTCAATATCATCTTTTGTAAAACCTTTTTCTTTAAGTTCAAAATCTAATAACATATTCAATCCCCTCTCCTATCAATTAATTTAATACTAGGATAACACCCTTATATCAATTTTTGTTGACGTAAAGATAAAGTTATATAAATAAATTTCACGTACTATATCTGAATGATAAAACCAAATTCAGATATAGGGCTATTCTAACAGTCCCCACCATAATAAAAACCCCCTAAATAGGAGGCTCATAATTAAATAATTAACAACGCATATAATCTAATGCTTTAAAGAGACAGTCATTTAATTTTTTATCTAAGATACTAAACACACAAATAACTATTGCTTTAAAAGGACAGTCATTTAATTTTTATTTGTTTCTTTAACTGACTTACCCTAGCAGGTGTTATACCCATTACTTCCGCTATTTCTTTACCTTTTAACTTTGGATTATTTTCTAATATCTCTTTTAACTGTTTAATTTTTTTATCTTTTTCATTGGTTTTAGTAATTTTATGTTCTTCCCAACTAACAGAACCGCGTTTTTCTCGTTTTCTCATTTTGTCTCTACGTTTAATTTCTTCAGAATCAATTAACGTATCCATGATTTCAAGTTCTTTTTCTGTAAGCTTAATGTCTAGTTTTTTAAAAATAGTCTCTGTTTTCATTGGTTTTATCAAACCGTATGGTAATCCTTGTTTACTGAAGTTGTTGGCCGCAAACGCATCGAAAAACGCAATCGCATCTTTGTACGCATCTTTTGCCGTCCGTTCTATTTCTTTTCGTTTCTGTGGTTCTTTGAACTTATTGTTTAATTGAAACGTCATTTCTAACGTTGCTGTTTGGTTTTTAACGATTAAAGCCGTAGTGAAGGCATAAATGTATGTCATGTCGTGTCTATGTTCTATTTCGCCGTTTCTGAGCATTACAATCTTCTCTAAATCAGATTTCCTTTTTGTGTTCAAACTATAAAGGTTCATTACACCTTTTTGACTCGGAAGAGTTGAAATCGACCCTTTTTTACGTGTCGTAGTGCGTTTTGGTTGTCTCTTCTTCTCTAAAGGTGGAACGTAATCATATAGTTCCTGTAAATCATGCTCACGTCTTGTCCAAATTTCAAGACCTATTTGCTTTCCAGTTTTGCTATGAGTCGTGTAAGGCATACGCAAAACCCTTGAAAGGTCACTACATGATCCGTCGGCTCCTAATGGCATTAACATCTTTATAAAATGATTCGTTATGTATTGAGATAAAAACGCCATTTGTGGGGCAGCTCCACCTTGTACAGTGTAAATAAGTTGCATTCCTCTTCCATACATTACAAGGTTTGGACACGGTAACAATCCTTCAGCAATACAATCTTGTAAGTTCTGAATCACGTATTCTTTTGAAATGTCCAACTTATAAAAATCTAAATCCACGCCAATGTTTCTTATTTGCTTTAAATCCGTCGCTTTCCTACTTCCGAACGTGAAACTATTCAGAGACAGATAAAAGTCCTTATTTGAAGGATTAGACATATTTGAAAGAGTTTTAACGTCGTTCGTGCCTATCCATAATTGTTTCTTCTCGCTACCACTTAAATCTAAAACGGCTATATATCCACTTTTCTTACACTCTGATAGATAGCATTCATGCCACTCATCAATAAATCTTTCCTGTGATTGCCGTATAGCTAACACAAATAGACCTCCTTAGAGAATAAAAGGAAGTCACACAAGAGTATAAAAGTATTTACCTTATTGTTTAAATTTGATATCATAGAGACATAAATTAATTAACAACAGGGTATACACCTTGTGTAACTTATCAGAGAGTCTTAAATCCAAAGTTTGGTCGCGGAGGATTTAGGGCTCTTTCTCATTTATTCGATTAATTTCTACAACAATTGTAATACAAGTTTCATATAGTTACAAGGCGAAGGAAGATAAGCGCGATGCTTGTCTTCTTTTTTTATTGTCAAAAACTTTTAGGGAGGATTGTCAATTTTTAACGAGAATGTTGCAATAGGAACGGAAGGGGGAACGGATTAAAATGGACGAAGAACAGTGGAACGGGGATCGTGACTCGTTAGAAAAATCCTATTGGACAAAGGAAGTTGCTGAGACTCTCGGCATAAGTGACAGTTACTTACGTAAGTGGTGTTTGGAACTTGAGAAGAACGGATATAAATTTATTAAGGTTAAAGACGGAAAGAACAGAGAGAACCGCGCTTTCACGGAACATGACTTGGTTGCATTACGAAAGTTCCAATCATTTATCGGGAACGTTGGAACGACACGTTCCACGGCTGCTAAAGTCATAGCTGAAGAATATAGTTTAGAAGATAGGAACGGCGGAACGGGGGCTGTTCCTGCACTTCTTATCAGAGATAACGACCGTGACAAAGCCTTGAAGGAACTGAAAGAACTAGCTTTTAATGATTGGAAAGTTGAATTGAAAGAACAACTTAGAGAAGAGATTAAACAAGAGCTTAAAGAAGAAATGAAGCAGCAGATGAAAGAAGCGATTCAAATAGCAGAGGAACGTCTTGGAGAACGGATAAATAGCCATGACGAACTACTCATGAAGACGATTCGCGAACAACAAGAGACTAAAAAGCTGTTAGCTGCTGTACAGGAGAAGAAGAAATGGTGGCAGTTTTGGATTAAATGAGACTGTTACTGTTTCTCATTTTAGATATTCCTCACATATCAATGATTAATCATTGGTTATTTCAAGCATTTTGGTATTTTTCGTTGAAAACATACATAAGTATCTGTTAGGATTAAAAATATCAATGATTAATCATTGGTTTTGAAAGGGGAATGAAAATGTTATTAGGAAATCCATATGCGATTGACTTAGGAAATGGCTTTACAAAGCGAGCTTCCAAGAAGAATAAAGATTTAGAAGCGGCTGTTATTACAGAATTATCGGTGTTAGCACCTGTAGACGATTACTACAATGAAGCTGAATTCACAAAAATCGAATTAACAAACACTGACTCTACTTACTACATAGGCGAAGAAGCAAGAAAATCTAAACTTCCACTTGTTCGTGCTCTTGGAGAGAATAAAGCGAAGCGTTATGAGGACCCAACGTTTAAGAAACAGTTATTCGGATTCATTGCGAAAGACTTCAAAAAGAACGTTACTATTCCATTACTTGTTACTGGTCTTCCAGTATCTCATTTCGGTAATCAACGTGAATCACTGCAAAAAGTAGCTATGGAAGAGACTGCTGTTAAAGTAAATGGTGAATTAATCACAATCAAAGTAAAACAGTGCTTAGTGATTCCTCAACCAGTAGGAACGCAATACTATCTAGTTAAGAAGGAAATCATCAAAAAAGAAGATCGTATTCTAATTATTGATGGTGGATTCGGTACGTTTGACGTAACTGATATGTCTGGTAATGCTGTTATTGATCGTTTAGGAACTGAATTAGGCTGTGAGAAAGCATTCATGACTATTGAGCAAATCGTTCGTGACAACATCGGTGAAACACCTGATTTAAGCGTTTCTAACATGCACTACATCCTTGAGAATGGCTATAAGTACAATGGCTCACTATACGACTTATACACTCATAAAGACGTAGCTGAAAAAGTAGACGCTGAATTACAACGTCATTTTGATGCAGCACTTCGTGAGGTTTCTCAAAAGTTTAACTTAGCTGTATACGATAAAATTGTATGGACTGGCGGAATGGCTGCACTACACAAAAAGCGTATTGAAAAGAAAAAAGAGCAATTCCCAACATTTGCGGTTCTAGAAAATGGTCAAGAAGCTAACCTATTAGGATACTACTATTTAGGATGTGATGTATTTGACAAACTTACAAAAGAAAAAGCTTCAAATTGAGCTTAACCCTAACAATGATAAGGTCCTTTACAACTTTGTAACTCGATTAGAGGAACAAGGTAAAGGCCAAAAAGGTTACGTGAATAAGCAGATTAAAAAGCGATTAGAAATGTACCAGGTACTTGCTGAAGTTGCTGGAGAAGAAGATCCACTTCAATTGGTTAAGAAGTTACTAATCAATATAAATACTCATGGTATACAGAACGATGCAGGAGAAGACGAAAAGCCTTCTGAAGATGTCGTTGATAATGCTATGGATTTAATTAACAGCATTGGTAATGGTAACTGGTAAATAACTATCTAAGTAAAATGTAACCCTCTCCCTCTCTTTTCTTGAAATTAGCAGGAACGATAGCATGTTGGAACTATGGCCCTGCGTTAACAGAGAGGGAGGAGGTTTAATTTGAAAGGGGAGAGCAGCATGAGCAATGTTAACCCTATGTTCGAACCTACAAGAAAATCTACTGCAATAACAAACCTACAACCTCGTAAAACTCGTTCTGATAAAAAGAAAGACGTAAAAATCCCCGTAACTGAATTACAAAGACAACTAATAAGAACCTCAGCATTCCAAGATGGAATAACCACTACACAATATATGTCCAAATTAATCACAGAACACCTCAGAATTGATTATATAAATGAGATACATGCGTATGAATATAAAGACACCCAAAAGTACATCCATGCGAAATTGGAGCAGGAAACGTACTCTAAGCTTGTCCAATTAGCGATTGAGTGGGGAGTTTCACAAAGAGCAGCAGCAACACGTATTTTATGTTTTGCATTACGCACAATGTGAGGTGACAGCATGTACAGTAAATATGATGTGATGACAAAAGAAATACAACTTATGAGTGCCGGGAATTGGTGGGAACGAACTAAGATTGAATGGACCTTAAAAGAGAAATATAGATTTGAAGTAAAAATGCTCAAAATTTACTTATTCCGAATGAACATCATAATTGAAGATATGGAAGAGGAAGATTATGAGTGTAACGCTAGTGATCTAGCTGAGATACTGGTGGAGGACTTTCTCGAACATATAAGGTCCAAGAACAGCATGGATCAGTTATATCAAATCCTAGAGAGCAAGAAGCACTATACAGATTACGAATTAGAATTTAATGAAAATGATGAACGATATGGAACGATTACTGTGAAAATCGATAGGAGGACATTACGCAGGATTGAAGTGTTTTTCTCTGATATGGCTCATACCTTCCCTCTACATGGATACACGGCCGATAAGTTAATTAATATTTTAATGTGTGACTACATGAAGTATTACGCAGAAGAACCAGGAAAGAAGCTCTCCTTATTGAAACGCCGATTTTCGTAGAAATTTGTCATCCATGCACCAATTTTAGGCCCCTATTTTTAGGGGTTTATTTTTTGTGCATTTAGGGAATTACTGTAGAAAACAATTTTCATAGGGAGTGAGAATGGTGTGGAGATTCCGTTCTAAAAGGACGCCACTTGGCAAATTTCTAGACAAGCATAGAATTGAACAAGAATGGTTAGTACGGAAATCAGGGTTGGGAAGAAACACCGTAGGTGATTTAGCTAACAATCTGGATAGGTCGCCAACTAGGAAGACAATGCAAAAGATATTAAAGGTATTGAGGGAATTTGATTCAAGGGTTAAAGCTGATGATTTTTGGGATATGTAAATAAAAAAAGCCGCCCAACAGGACGGCTCTTATTTTTACTTTTCAAACCTTACGTATTCACCTGAAACCCATTGGTCGAAACCAACATTATACCAACCGTCTTTACATCCCCAAGACTGATACTTTTCACCTTGGTACACATTTTTTTCGATACCGTAATTTGTTCCTGGGCCAGTACGAACGCGTAACACATCTGCTGTGATTGTAACTACACCTACACCATCATTTGAAGGTTGCGAAGTTGTGGATGATTGTCCATCCGCTTCGAAACATAACCATTCTGAGTTTTCGTAAACCCACTGATCGCCACCTAAATTAAGCCATCCGCCAGAACGTCCCCATACTTTATAATTTTCAGGTGCATTTAGCTTTCTAATTGAATCATATTGAGTACCTGGTCCTTTACGTAAATTCACGTTTTTACCAGTAATATAAGCAATACCTGTACCGCTTGTAATCGGCGGCTGTGGAATTTGCGGTGTTTCTGGAATTTGAATTGTTTCACCAGAACCAGAAACTAATTGTTGTTTAAACCATTGTACACGTCCTTCATTAATCATTCTATGAGGACAGTATTTTCCGTTTCTTTCTTGGTGTGTTTTAACTTTAGAAATTGGGATATTGAACATATCCATTAACTGACGGATCACTTGAATTGCATTCAATTCAGCTTGTCGGTATCTTTCTCCACCTGACATAGAATAACAAATCTCTATGCCGATACTATTACGATTACCTGGTCCATTACCATCACCTGCATGCCAAGCATTTCTATTAAACGGAATTAATTGAATAGCTTCTTTGTCATCTACAGCGATATGGAACGAAGTGCCTGTACTATTATTAGCGACATTATTGCGTTCGTTTAATGCTGTAGCATCATTATAAGTATTGTGGAAGGTAATTTCCGTTGGGTTCATTGGAAATGGGCATAATACTGAATAACGACTTTCTGGTACTAACATTTTTTTAATTTCCATTATTCAACATCTCCTTTTTGATTATCATCATGATCTGACCAAATCCCTAAAGCGATACCAACAGTTAATAAATAAGGTGCCAGTTCATCTAAGAAACTTTTAGCCTCAGGCACACCAAACTTCGTAAACAGAAATCCAAGCAAAGAAAAAACCGCAACCCATGTTTTCCAATTACGTAATCGTTTTTTGATATTCTCTTTATTCATGTTTAATTTACCTCCTTTTCTAAATTATCTAGGCGTTTATGTGATTGTTTGGCACTTTCCTCGACTCTTGTAATTCGTTCACCAAACGAAACCATCTGTCTTTCACTTGCCTTTTGATCTATGCGAATATCGTCAACACCTTTGCTGATGTATTCTAACTTTGCTTTCATTTCTGCCCCTTGCTGACCATCAGACTTAATTTCTTTTGAGCGATTTAATGCATAAGTCAGATATCCAATTACTACGGAGGCAATTGCAATTAGTACGCCGATTTCAATTGTCATTTGTTCAACTCCTTTTAAATTAAAAAGAGGACCACATTATGTGACCCTCTTAATCTATAAAATCCGTATTTTGTTTAGTTTTTACACTACAGGAATTTCTTTCCCGGTAATTTCGGTAAATTGCTCTGCTGTAATATAACCCCATTTATAGTAATCAAAAACATCATTATCATCGTAGCATTCCCAATCATAATAAAGTTTCACTGTTTCAAACCAATTCATTAGATTATCCCCTTTTCTGCTAGTGTTTTAAGAAGACTTGCTTGTTGTTGAGCTAGGGCTTTATTGCTTAGATTTAACCCAGCAACTTGTTTCGTCAACAAGGCATTTTGTTGTTTTAGGACTTCTACTTCATCAGGTTTCGGTTCATCTGGTAATGGATCAGGTTTTGGATTACCTATAATCGATTCTTTTAATTCTTCGTCGATGATAACTTGGCCATCTACTAATTTATAATAACCAGCAACCAAATCATCCGGAACAACATCCAAACTAACTTCAAAAGAGTCATCAAGCCAATTTGTTGAATACGCTACTATAATGCTTTCTTTCGTTACTACGTGGATAAACATGTTATATACCTCCTAACCAAAGATGTTCCATTTAAAAGTTAAAGCTGATCCTCTTCGATTCTCTATGAAAATCCGCCCGTTTATACAAGATAAATTCACTTTTCCGTCTGGTCCAGTTGTCCCTTCCAAAACGGTTTTTCCTTGTATAGATACATCTGTACCACTGTTAATACTTTGCATACCACCGTTTGGCCCATCAGCTCGGAAAGATACGATAAAGTATTCCTGAAATCCATTACCGCCTCCAATTAAAAGGCCGTGATTGTCCGAAAAAGGTATTTTTATCACTGTATCATCTGCTATTACAGCTTTTCCCGTTAGAAAATTGCCATTTTGAAACGCATCTGCTGAATAAGTAATCATGTCATCACCACATTTCCGGTATCAATGGAATTTAAACCGCGTTTCTGTATTGGTGTTGTAACACTGAAAAATGTATTATCTCTAATGACGTTATTATCAACACTACTATCAACTTCAACAACGCCGAATTTCGCTTCATCAATCGTGTTATTTTTAACAATAACTCCGTTACATCCGCTTTCTAACACGATAGCTCGATTACTTACACGAAGTATGGTACTGTCCATGATTTGCCCTCTCCATTTACCTATTAATCGAATGGCCGATTCTGTTCCAGTCCCTTTAATATCGTTAATTGTACAATTCGATATTTCCAGACCTTTTATAATATCTGTCGCTGATGTATTTTGTAGTGTAATTCCTTTTTGACAAGAAGCGATATAAAGAGATTTAAGAGAAATTCGTTCTGTTCGGAATCCACTATCAAGTCCACTATCTAACATTTGCACTGCATCAACACAATTGATAATATCTGCTTTTTCAACACGAATACGTTGTGGACGTTTCGTAAATAAAATACCAACTTCACAATCACGGGATGTTACATTTATTAGACTGATATTCCGTTCGCGTGGATTAAATCCGTATCTACAATTTATTGATTCACAATTGACGAATTTAATATGTTCATCGCTATTATGAGAACTAAATCCTGCATGCCATGTACGTCTTGCTATACAATTAACAGCAGTTATAAAACGATTAATTCCACGCGATCCTGCTAAATGACCCGTATGAACCATATGACGACCATACGAACCGAAGCAATTACTAATTATTCCATATGCTGAACCGCTTGCGGCTCTGACTTGGTATTGAACTGAAGGTGGATTCGTTTCAGTTTCATGTCTCGAATGTCTGAATCGGCAATTATCAACAAGGAAGTTATAACATCCATTGAAAGTAATTTGTTGCTGATCGATACCATCAAATTCGCAATCTCGAATTGTGATATCTCTGCAATACGTCATATTGATTCCAACGTCTGCATTTGCTCCTATTCTATGACCTTGACCAATAAATTTAATCCCTTGAATATACACACCCTTAACAGGATTTACTTTATATACCTTTGCCTTCTCCGAGACTAAATAATTACTATAGGCTTTTTCCATTAAGTGAATATTTGTACCATCGAAATCAAATACTTCGCTCAATTGTCCAATGTAAGGGGGTGTTGTATCTCCAGGCCATAAAGTATTATTATCACTCGAAATAAGAAGAAGGTCGTTCTCTTCTACTTCTAATCCACTCGGTGTTTTAAACATGGATGTGCTAACCGAAAAATCTTCTTGCAACAAAAAAGGATTACTGATTGATCCAGTAATCCTAAATAAACCTTTTTCAGTTGCGAAGCCATCACGTGTAGTAAAATCAAAAATCGTTTGTCCGGGTACGCCTTCGATAACAAATTTAATTTTATTATCTTTTCGTAGGGTCATATTGATGATATCAACATTCACTTCAATAAAATCAATCCCAGTGAATTTGTAAACTCCCGGTGGGAAAAACAATTTCAAGTTATTACTTACAGCATACAGGATAGCTTTATTTAAAGATTCCATATTAATAGGTTCTCCATCACCATTCACACCGAACCATTGAACACTTGCTATACCCATAGCTGCTTCTATATTATCAAGGCGTTTCCGAAGTGTCGGGTGAATCATACCATAAGTTGTTTGTCTGGAATCTACAATTTCAGTGTTAGAATCACCTGCGTTACTTACGATATTATCAATTCTAGAGTACATATCTTCGAAATTATGACCAATCCCTTTAAATACATTTTCGATATCAGTCATATTATCGTTATAATCATTTCGGAGTTTCCTACTCATAAGAACTTCTTTCCATCTTCGTAAATTGAGCATCAGGCACCTCCTCCTATTTTTTTAATCAAATTCGTTTTTTAAACTGGTTTATTGCCTTCTAACACTTTCAAACGATTATCTAACTGTTGATTTTGTTGTTTTAAAGTGGTGACTTCTTGCTCTAGTTCACTATTTTTTTGCACTAAAATAGACAAGTCCACTTCGGCTTGTCCTGTGTATTTGATCAGATTCAATTTTTTCTTATCAGCCGCACTCATTAATCCATCATTTTTTTCGGTTGCAACTCCAGGTATGACAGGAATTTCAATACCGCCGACACTAGTTTCTAGCGTTTGTACTGCTTGCTCAAGGCTACGTATATCACTTCCTTGTTTACTAACCGTTTTATTAGTTTGTTCAATAGTAGACTTCATTTCAGTAACATCTATTGTAGCGTTTGAAATATCTTCAACGGCTTTGGTTACTGTTTGTTGTGTTTGTATTACGGTTACCTTGGTATCATTGATGTCTTTTTTCGTGGCCTGTTGTGAAGCTTTTAGGTCAACCATTACATCAGTAGCTTTCTGTTTAATCGTTCCAATTCTATAGACCGGGGATTTATTAAGATTTGAATAATCTTCGACTTCCATAATGCGTACCCTTACGTCAATATCAAACGGGTCGATGATACACCAAACATAATCTCCCTTACGTACATCACCAAGACCTATTTCTTGCATCTGAATATATGTCAATTCTAGAGAGATGTTGATACTGTCGTTAACATCTCGTTTTAAACGCTCCAATAAACTAGCGTGGTCAGTATAACGATCATCCCTTACAGGTTTAGCAATTAGAATTCCGTATATGTCAGCTAATGGGCTTCTATATTCCGCGGTAACTACGTAAGAGCCGTCGTCTTCATTTTGCTTTCCAAATCCTCTGATGAACGTGTAGAATTCATTTGTATCTATTTCTCTTGTAGGGTCCTTGATATTAAATTCATGGCGAAACTGATTGTCGAGGTATCTCCCAATCCCTTTTGCTACATAAATATGTTTTCCGACAATCTCGTACTCAGCGCCGAATTTCTCCATTGTCTTTTGCAAGAGGTTTAACGAATTATCATCCCCGAAGTTATCGACTAGCACACTTAACGGAAGCCCGTCTGTATCAACACTAAACGTATACCCTGAACCCTTTAAAGAGAATTCCAACATAGCTTCTATTCGTAGTGTCTTACTGACTGTATCGTAAATGTAACTTCGTTTTTTTAAATCGACAAACGCACGATGAATAGCACTACTTTCACAAATTATCGACTTCCCTCGAGTCCGTTCTTTATTTTTAGTTATTACATATTCTTCATCGTCATATATAAACGTGTTTTGGTTTTGAATAAGCGAATAAGCATGACTATTTACCCCTGCTTTTTTACCTGTTACAGAAATATACTTTTCGCCATTTACACTATTTGTACGTGCGACTTCGAATCCAACTAACATTTCCTCTTTGCCAGTAATACTTCGTACATATAAATCTAGCAATCAATCACCTCCGTTCGCTTAGATGTAATAGAACTGAAAATCAAACTCTATTTGGAATGAACCAGTTACTCCACTAACATAAAAATCGTTCCAACCAGGTTTTAGGCTAATGAATTTACGATTTGTTTTTCCAAATACTGAAATGCCGTTTTTAAATACTTGTACTCTATTTAACTCGACTATATCTGATGTACTTGTCGCTTCGTTATATTTCCATGTCTCTTGTGTAGTTCGATTAGTAATTGTGAGATTATTAGTCGCACCTTTAATCCTAATAATTAACGGTAATTTGCGTGGATCAATTTCTACAGATCCAGCGTTGTAAATACGAAACGATGACGTCTTGTGTATATAACTAATATCCTCCGCTATTAAACCTTGACCTATTTGCCACAAGTTAGAATCAAACGTAAATGAGTCCAACGTTGTACCAACAGATTCAGCAAATGGGTTAAATGCAACGAATTCTATTTCAAAGAATCCGTAGATACGTTGTTGGTCTACGTCATACTCACTGTTACATTTCACTAACCATCTTTTTCTCGGATTACGATTATCGATAATATAAAATGCTTCTTGGCTATCGAAAATACGAAACACTTCATCTCGTAATAAAGCGTAATCCCACATATCGACCGCTTTTAAATAGAAAGAGCAATCGATTTTTCTTGGTTCGTAAACCGTTCCAAAATCGACTGCTCCATGTTGCCCATCTATTTCTTCTGTTATATGTTTTGGTTTAGGAGACGACGGATTAAAGTCTCTTGTTATGATACCTATCTCTTCTAGTTCATAAACTGTACCGTCTAACCTTTGTACTGTCGTTCCTAACGTCTGCTCCTCCAATCCGTCACTCTCCTTTCATTGAATGTTTTAATGCTACTCTATCCGATTGGAAATCATCGATGTAATCCTTTGTTGCTCTGGCGATCTCATAACCATCCATAACAATCACGTTTTCAATTGTCATTTTACGATTTAATTTTGTGTTATCTACGTTATCTCTTCGTCCAGTTCCCGTTGCATAGACTGACGGTGATACCGCTTTTGTTAGGTTTGTACTTACTGGTCCAGTATCTACCGCTAACATTTCTGGTTTCATCCACTCAGTCATTTCGCCTGTTGTTCTTTGCACTGCGCTTTTCATCGAGTCAATACCGTTAATCCAACCTTTCATCATGTTTACACCAATGAAATCCCTGAACCAACGACTCGGCGAGTGAATTGACAAAATACCTGAAATTTTATCTTTAATCCCATTTCCGATATCTGTGATCTTGTCCCAAATTGCTCCTGCCATTCCACTTATACCATCCAATAACCCTTGCATCATATTACGACCGATGCTTCCTAAATCGATGCCACTTAAGAATGACGTAACATTATTAAAGATTTGAGTTACGGTGTTATAGATAGCGTTTAGGATGCTAGATGTGGCGGAACTTGCTGCATTCCACATTGCAGAAATAATACTGCCTGCTGCGGACATTGTTGACGAAATAACTGAACCTATACCTGAGAAAATCGAACTTACTAGAGATCCAATTGCTGATAGAACACTAGAAAAAACGGATTGCACTAAATTTAGTCCAGAAGTTACGACGGATTTTATTAAATTTATTGCTCCTTGGATTATATTTCCGATTAATGACATGGCACTTGATGTAATACCTTTAACGGCATTCCATGCTCCACTCCAGTCTCCTTGTAGAACTGCAGTAAATAACTTAATAATATTGGTTATAATCCCAATCGCAGATGTAATTATGCCCATAATGGCCGGGAACACCGCTTGAACAACTGATAAAATAAATTGGATCGCTGGGATCACTACGCCAGTTATAATCGTTGCTAAGCCTTGGATAATCGCAATTGATACCGGGATTGCCGCTTGAATAATTGAAACTATCACTGGGAAAACTGCCTGAACTATTTGTAAGATCAAAGGAATAACAGTAGTTGCTATAATCGATATAACTTGGCCGAATAATTGAATAATAGGAACAGCTACCGCAAGCGCTGCCGATATTACTGCTGCAATTACCGGAAAGACTGCCTGAACAGCTTGTAAGATGATTGGAATCACCGTAGTAGCAATAATCGATAGGACTTCTCCAAACCCTTGTATTAACATTCCAGCTATACTAAATGCAGTTTGAACGACTTGTAGAATAATTGGAAATCCAGTTTGAAACGCTTCGATAAATACCGGTAAAACTGTAGTTGCAAACTCCGAAAACATTTGAGATAAAAATTGAATACCCTCACTTATCATCGGCATAATTTGGATAGTTGCGTCAGCGAACATACGAATAAGATCAGTTGCCATCGGCATAATCTGCTGCATGATTTGACCGAATCCAGTAAACATTTCAGTCGCAATTGGTACCACGGCTTTTACAACTTCACCGAATAGGCTTGCAATAGTTGAGCCAAGTTCACCGAACGCCGCGCCTAACTCAGCGAGAGCTGGCCCTAATGTAGCAAAGCTTTCTGCGATAACTTGTCCAGTCTTTTGGAATTCTGGTGCTAATGGTGCAAACGCAGCTATAAATCCTTGTGCTAGTGAAGTGATAATCGGCATGATCACAGAAGCAACTGTACTGAAGACACCTTTTATCGACTCCCATGCTGACATTAGCGCCGCTTTTGCCTGTTCATTTGTGTTTACGAGCTTGAAAATTGTAGCACCTAATGAAGCAACAATAGCGATTACCCAACCGACAGGTCCAGACACACCTAAAAACGTTAACCCTAAACGAACGATTAACGGTGTTAATGTAGCAATTGTATTACCGATTGTTGAGAACGATGATTTAATAAACTCTACTACCGGAGAAATGGCGGAACTAATCCCCGAAAACTTTGCGCTAATCCCCTCGATAGCTGAACCAAAAGCACCGCCAATCATCTGTCCAAGTCCACTAAACTTCGCTTTTACGGACTCAAAAAAAGCACCTATCGCACTACCCATCGCTGAAAACTTAGCGGGGATTGTTGCAAGATACGCACCAAATGAGTCTAGAGACGATTTCATTGCTTGTACTGCGGAAACAGTAACGTTTTTAATGGATTCCCAAGCACTATTAACAGCGTTACGGAATGTTTCGCTGTGCTTGTATAGTTGAACAAATGCTACACCTAATAGGGCCATTATTCCAATTGCTATACCAACTGGACCTAAAAGTGCTGCAATAACAGTCCCTAAAATAGTAATCCCTTCAACTAGCACGCTAATAATTGATCCTAACCTAACTATTACCGAGAATAATTTTCCGAATACAACTAAAGAGCTACCTATACCGCTGATTATAAAACCGAATGCTGCCATAAAAACAGTAAACGCTGCGGCTGCTGTAACTACTGTTGCAATTGTAGTTTTCATTGTTGAAGAAAGCCCATTGAACCAATCAGCTGCTTTTTTGATAGCATCTGCCACTACTGAAATTGCTGGCGCTAACGCATCCGTAAATGCACGGGCTGCTACATCGATTGACGATTGCATTTTAACAACTGCTCCTGCCCAACCTTCAAGCATTGAATCTGCTGCTTTTTTCGATGCACCGTCTGATTTAACGAGTGACTCTGTTAGTTTGTCGATTTTCTCCGGCCCTGCTGAAACAAGCGCCATCATACCGGAAACAGCTTCTGTACCGAAGATAGTAGCTAACGCTGCACCTTTCTGAGCACTTGTCATTCCGTCCATACCTTTTTGCAATTCACCGATAATTTGAGAAAGGGACTTCATATTACCGCTACTGTCGGTCGTAGTAACGCCTAACTCTTTCAACATATTCGCCGCTGCTTTCGGCGGTTTTACTAAACGAAGCATTGCCGATCTTAACGCTGTACCAGCCGTTTCACCTTTGATACCTGCGTTAGACATGATACCAACTGACGCTGCAAGTTCTTCCATCGAAATACCTAATTGAGCTGCCGGGCCAGCCGCATATTTAAATGCATATTGCATATCTCCTACACCAGCTGCCGTAGCATTGGCCGCTTGGGCTAACACATCCGCTACGTGACCACTATCTTTCGCTTCCATACTAAACGCATTTAATGCGGAAGTTATCGTATCGGCTACCATTCCGAGATCTTCTCCCGAAGCTGCCGCCGCTGATAGGACGCCGGGTAACGCTGCCGTTGATTGTGCTGCGTCAAATCCTTTTGCTCCTAACTCAGCATAGGCTGCGGCTACTTGACCAGTTGAATATACGGAGCTAGTCGCCATTTCTAGAATGTCTTTCTTAACTTGTCCGTACGAACCACCAGTGAGCACCGCTGCTTTTCTCGTTTGCTGTTCAAATTCCATCGAGTTCTTAATCATACTTCCGAAAGCTTTACCAGAAGCGTATGCAAGTGGGGCGAAAGCCGTCGTCATACTTTGACCAACCGATTGTATCCTACGTCCCATTTCCTGCGCTTGATTACCTACGTTTTGAAATGTCCGTTGCCAACCCGACATATCGGGTGGTGGAGGTGGTGCTGGTCTAGGTATCGGTGGTATTGTTGGCATAGTTGGAGCTGGTATGTTTATCGGTTGACTTACTGCTTGCTGAAAGTTGCGCCAAAGTTGTGTCGCTTGTGTCAAACTACTCCGTAATGACGATATATCCGCTAGTAGTTGTACTTCTACTCTATTTTGACTAATTTGTATTCACCGCCTTATCCGTTTTGACTTCGTAACGCTCGTTCGATATCATCGAATAACGACTCATTGGCGTGAATCTTTTTCGTAAGTTGCTCACGCTCTTTTTCCTTCACTTCTAACATTCGAGCATTCTCAGGACGCTTGTATATGTCATCTAGACTCTTTACCTTCTCGCTCTGAGCATTTCGGTAAAATAGCGCTTGAACACTAGCAATCTCATAAGTATCTAGTAGACGCTCACGATATCCAGTAAGCATAATATGGTACTCCTTAATGCTTATCCGTTTAGATTCAAGCGTTGACATACCGAAATATCGAAAACAATCTGCTTGCAAATCATCAACGTTTATTCGTACAGACTCTCGAACGCTTTCTTCTGATCTTCCGTCATGCTCGCTAGTAACTTGTTCACTGTCTTTTGGAAGAAAAAACTATTCAGAACAACCGCTTTGTTGAATTTTAAGATGTCATCGAAAGATAATTCTTCGGATAATAATTGACGTTCAATTTCTGCCTCAATATCTTTTCTTGTAATACCTTCACCTGTATGGATTAATCCGTAATAAATTACATCAACGAAATCTTCAAGACCACCTTGCATTGCCTTTTGTACAAACTCGAATGGACCACCATTGCTATCAATTAATTTGATTGCTTCAAAACCGTATTTAAGCTCGTGTTCTTTCCCTTTTACTTCGAAACGTGTATATGATTTAGTCATTTATAAAAACCTCCGTTAATTAGTTAGATTTATTTACAAAAGTAAAAGGCGAAGTTTCCTCCGCCTACTCATCAGTCTTTTATGGTTGAACGACTGCTCCATCAGGCGCTCCAGGTGGGATTGTTGTAATTTTACCTACAGATAACCCACCGTTTAGTTTCGCTTCAATAGAGTACTTAGAGAACTCCTCATTCTCATGCGAAAGTTCAACGCTACTTAACATAAACGTTCCGCTCTTCGATTTATACTCGCCAGCTTTTGCACTACGTAAAGAAACTTCGTGGATCTTAACGAGTTTCTTGTTTGTAATTGCTTCCTCAATATAATCAAGCGCTTCATCACCATCTGTACTTACACCTTCGATAGATACGGACTGTGTTACATCCCCGTAATCACTACCGGATTTGTCTTTTGTTTTCAATTCAATTTCACCAGCTTCAATAGAACGTGAACCTGACGTTTGATTAAATAATCGTACTGTTTTCGAAGTGCCCGTTGGTTGTGGAATATCAATTAAATATAATGTTTCTTTCCCTTTAAATTCCGGTGATGCCGCTTGTGTCGTTACTGTTGTTTCAGCCATCCGTATTCCTCCTTAATTTAAATCCTAATTGTGATAAAGCTAAGGTGTTTCGCCGTTACTTGAGTGACATCTGCTTGTGGAATCGGCTCACATGACGAAACTTCTGCATATAAAAAACCGATTAGCTTAGGCACCTTCAAACTTGTGTTGTACAAGTCAATAGGACGCCTTTCTAATTGGTCAATAATTTTATCTTGTATTTCATTTCGGTTAGATACCGCATCGGAATATACTCCGATTTGTATTAAATGATTTCGTGCGTAGTTGTCTTTTGAATATCTGTCAATAGTCCCTGTTAACGACTCAACTGTAAGAAATGGTTTTGCTTTTCCTGTTAGAGAAACACCGTCGTATACCCAAGTAGTAGGAGCGAATTCTTCTAATGCTTTTTTCAGCGAATACATCACATCATTTACTGTGGTCATATTATAGACCTCTCGCTGTTCGTTGTATCGCTTTTTCTAAATCAGAAACTAACGGTTGTTCACCTTCGAACATCGTCTTACGCATGAAACCTTTTTTCGTTCTGTGCGTGTATTCTTGTACAGCTGCATATTCAACATTCGAACCATACAACCATCCAGTTTTATCTCCGTTTAATGGTTTTACACTTGGTGGAATACTTCCTGATAAGGTACCAAATTCAACAGGTGCTCTGTTAGAAGCTGTATTCGCTTGCAATCTCGCATGTTTTTCTACGGTATTCGCAACTGGTGTTTTATAACGATCAGGATTATTCATACGGTAAATATTTTCGAGACCTTTAATTTTCGCACTTACTTTCATCAAATCACCCTCTTTACAACTACTTCTCGACGATTGACGCCACCTAAACCTCGTTCATCAATTAAGGCGATTACATAACGAATTCCTTTTCTTTCGAGATGAGTGATATCATTCAAATCAATATTGAGGCGGAAAGTAACAAGTGCCTCACCTTCTTTTACATCAGTACCTAAAAACTTCGCTTTATCTTCTAACGTGAACTTTTTCCAAACGACTTGTACCGTTTCTTGAATATCTTCACCAGGAATTTCTTCACCTGTGATTGGATCTTCTTCCTTGGTACCTTTTCGCCACAAAATAATAGATTCACGACGATTCTGTTCGATTAACTCACGATTAGCTCTAATTTGTTCGATATCTTTTTCAGTTAACACTCATTACTCCTCCTCTCCGATAATGTAATTTAAACGAGATGAGCACTGTGGATGCGGGTTGATTAACTGAGCTAGCAAACTCTCAGAGATCTTCTTCGGATATCTCCCTGGTCCTAATCCATAAGCGTCACGCCTAGCTAATTTGTAGCACATATGCTGTGAGTGATAACGATGTCGATGTCCGTTATCTATTAACTTATAACCTGTGACAATATCACTCTCGTTACCGTTATAAATAGTAGCTGCCCTGTGTGTATTATTGCTTTCCGTGATTGCTACACGTTCGACTTTCCATTGCTCGTTATCGTGTACTTCTCTTATTTTCTGAGAGATTGAGCTAATACTTTCACCTTTAAGTACAGCAGGTCGTATTACTTTCGTTAACTCCGCTCGCATATCACCAGCTAAGTTCCACACTCGATCAGACAGAATTAAACCATCCTCACCTCTACGCTTTAGCATGTTCCTCACGATTTGCTGATTTAAGGAATCTAAATCTTTTACCTTCAATGGAGTCTCAACAAGTTTAGAACTAGTCCATTTCGATGTATCGCTAATCATCTTTTCAAACGATACTCCTGCTTGCTTGCGAAACTCTTTTTCGTAGTAATCTAAATCTCGTAATAAAGCATTTAGTCTACCTCGTTTAATAACACCATCTTTTTGATAGTCATTAATTAAGTCCAATAAAAAGAGACGGATTAGCATAATTGCAGCAACCGTCTCTTCTACTTGTTTTTCATTCTCTTTTTCGTATTGCTTTGATATTTTATCAAGCGCTTCGTCGAATTCTCGTTGTAAATCACTCACGGACGATCAACTCTTCTAGCAATTCGAAAGTTAGAGCCTGTACCATCGTATTCTGCTCTTTTGCTGCTCCATAAGTCGTAATAATGTTGCGCTAAGTCACGGTAATTCTTCGATACGCTGGATTTATCTACGCTTTCTTCACCATCCGTATATTTGAACGATGACGCTTCAGTCGTTGCTTTCGCCATTAGATCTACATAGCGATAATAAAACGTAACTAACTGCGCTTGTTTATCGTTAAGAACGGTTAGCGACGAAAAGCTATTTGCTAATAAAGTCTCATCAAAAAGCACTTCGTCGGCTTGCAACCGTTGTTTCAATTCCTCTACGCTAATAAAACCTTCCGTCGCCATGCCGTCACTCCTCTGTAGTTACTTTAGGGGCGCGCTTGCGTGTAGCAGACTTTTTCAGTGCTGACTCACCTTTTTCATCCGTACCTGCTTGCGCTTCAATAATTTCGACATAACCAATCGATGCTAAATGTAACGCCGATTTTTCGTCGATTTCAATTTGTGAGCCGATACCGTGTCCATCCACAATACCGCCCACCACTTTGACTTTAGTCATTATTCAGCCGCAACGTCAGCATGGAATAATAACGATGGTTTTTCTACAATTGGGAAACCTGCTGCTGCTACACGGATTACTGATTCGATTGGTTCGAATTTATCGTAAGCACGTAAATCAATACCTGGTTTATAGTCGTTTTCTACTGTTGGGCCATAAACGAAATTACCAAGACCATCTGAAACGAATACAACACGATACTTAGGCATAAACTCAATTACTTCGTCCTGTCCTGTGTAAACGTTACGAACAGTGATTTTACGTTGTTCCACGATTTGAATTGGCGGTAATCCATATCCTGCTAAAACATCGTTAACTTCCGCAATTGATACGCGTGTAGCGCCATCCTTTGCAACACCACGAGATTCAGCAATAATGCCTTTGTTCTTTTGTAATAATGCTTGCGTTTCGCGAGTCATCAGAATCACATCAGCCTTTTTACCGTTTGTATCAGTATATTTATCACTCCATGTGATTAAATTACCGATAGCATCGGCTGTTGGATCAGTCCATGCGTTCGATCCAGTTAAAGCGACTTTATGATCGGTCGGGATACCATAATCAACTACAATTTTCACGCCGTTTTTGTTGTAATCGAATTTACCTTTCGTTACAGCCTCTAATTTAGCAATATCAACACGGCGTTGTAATGCTTTTACTAGGTCTGCACCTTTAACAATCAATTTTTCAATCATTGCTCTATGTTCAGCATCAGAACGTGATTGATTTAAAGCAAGCAACTCTTCTTCTGTCGCAATATATTTAAGACCCATTTTAGCAAGTTCGCCCATTTTAGAAGCAACTGCATCACGGTCAATTACTGGCGGCTCTGCACCATATCCAATCATTGCTGCAATATGGTTCGTCTTTTTAATTACGTCATATGCGAAAGTCGTTGAGAATACTTGATCATTTGGCAAGAAACGATCCGCTAATGTTGGCGCGTCCTGTTTTTCCTTTTCTAATGCATCAACTAACCCACGTAGTGCTGGCTTTTGAAATTCCTTTAATTGAGTAATACCCGACATTTAATTTCCTCCTTATATTTACGTTAAATGGCATAATAAAAAGTCGCTTTATTTGGCGACTTGATTAGATGTGTTTAACATATCGAATTAATGGTGTTGCTTTCTTGAACGAATCTGTCAAACCTAAGAGCTTTGCTTCATACAAAGAGCCTCTAATAACCACTTGACCAACAATTCCATCATTTTTACCATCGCAATCCCAATCGACGTCTAGAATAGCGAACTCATCGAATCCCGGCTCAAGTGTACCTGGTGTTTTTTCTTTATAAGGTTCAAACTTACCTGTAGTAGTGTTACGCGCAATTGCTGTACCACAATCAATGTACTTTGCACCAAATTTAGCGGCATCTAATGTAGCCCCGCCTTCGATGTATTGTAAATGCTCGCTCGCTAAAATATTTTTACCACTTTTAAATGGTTTTTCAGTAAATTTAGGTGTATAAGGCATTTAATTTCCTCCTCTTATAATTTTCCTTTTGCTTTTAATTCCGCGTATAAATTACGACCAACATCTGTTGGATCCTTCGGTTCTGGATTACCTCTTCTAGAATTACCAGGTGAAGGATCAGCTCCAGTTCCTAAAGGTAAAATTACTTGCTTTACAGATTCAAGGGACACTTTTAATTCATCCTCTGAATCACCTTTTAACAAGTCTTTTACTAAAACAACTTGTTCTGGAGCATATCCAGCACCAACTAAGAGTGTTTCTTTCTTAGCATCTAAAGTTTTCACCTTTTCATCAGCTACTTGCTTTTCTAAATTTAAATATAGCTCTTTATACTTTTCTTGTTCTTCTAAATTTTTACGTTCTACTTCCTGACGTTCTTTCTCTGCCTTCGTATCAGCTTCCGCTTGTGCTTTTGCCAAAGCTTCAGCAATCATACGTTGAACATCTTCATCCGTATGTGTCGGTTTTGGTGGATCATTAGGTGCCGGTGGATCATTTGGCACTGGCGGTTCAGGATTCGGGTCGGAAAAGAATTGTAAGAATCCGTATTTTGAATTTACTTTCGGTGTAAATAGCTTAGTAGACTTCTTTTTCTTTGATAGAGTCATCTATCCAGTACCTCCTCTATATGGATCTGTATTTTGTCTTGCTCTTTGTTGTTCATTTGAAATTTCTTGTTTCTTCGCTGTTATATTCTCTACGCCTAGACGATTCATCGCACCAGCAATCGATTCAAGTCCTGCTGAAGTCTCTTCCGTTAACAATTGAACTAATTCTTTGCGATTATCCGGTAACGGAAGTACAAATCGTATTTCATTGTCATAATCGTCGCCGATAGATTTAACAATTTCTTTGTCGTAACCGAATATCGGCTTATTAACCCTTGCTTGTAAGTAGCGGATGGGTTTTTCATGCAATTCTTCCAATCTCGGCCCCCATGACAGCCAATGTTCTTCAGTTTCTTGGATAATGTCGTGAAACAGTACGTGTAATGTCTCAC